CAATTCACGTTGACGGTTATTGATATGGCTAAATTTGGCTATGATGATGAATTGGAGGACGAACCCAATGCGGCAGACTTGCGCGCCATAGAGCAGGAATTGGAACAGGAAACTCTAATGGCCGACTTGAAAAACGATTACAACGACGATGATTGGTAATTATTATCCTGTCTGTAAGCTACCGACGTTTGATTATCCCTCCTACTCAAACCGAGGTTCCAAGTGAAGGCTCGTAAGCGATTGCTTGCGGCTTTCCGCTTATGGGCAGGGTTATAAATATTAAGATAAAAAGATTATGAAAGTTGAGATTGTCGTTCCCTGCATTAACCTTTGGAAAAAATATACTAAGTCGTGCATTGATTCTTTAATGGACGCTATGGTGCGCGCCAAAGCCCACGGCATAGACGCCCATATTATTTTGATAGACAATGCGTCCACCGATGAAACCAAGGTAGAGGGCGCGAAATTCAACGCCGATTTATTATTTTACCAGCGCAATGAGCAACGCTGGGGTTTTCAAAAGTCGGTAAATTTCGGGGTTAAATACGGCATGGAACACGGCGCAGATTTAATGCTGATCTGCAATAACGATATTGTGATTCATCCCGAGGCTATTTGGCGCATGGCTGAACGCTTTGGCAAGGATAATGTCGGGCTGGTTTCCTGCATGGACGTGCGCGGGGAAATGCGGGAAAACGGCATACAGCCGCTAATGGTCGGGTCAATAAGCGCCAAGGAAAAGGAAAAGGTTGACGAAGCGCCGCACCCTAATTTTTCAGCGTTCATGGTGTCCAAGCAATGCTGGGAGGAAGTCGGGGAGTTTGACGAATTATTTGAGCCTGCCTATTTTGAGGACAATGATTTTCATTACCGCATGAAATTGTTAGGCGTGCCAGCCATTACCTTTCCGCCCGCCATGTTTTATCACTATGGTTCGCGGACGCAGAATGAAGCCAATGAAACTGGCCAGCCGATTGTTGCTGGCGCTCTTTTTGAAAATAACCGTGCTTTTTACGTCCGCAAATGGGGTGGCAGTCCAGGCGATGAGAAGTATGAGCATCCGTATAATGACGAATCAAAATCATTAAAGGACACCAAGCAAGGGGTTATCCCCAACCCGTAATTTGCTTATTGCCCTATTTAAGGTATTATAAGGCTATGACACAAGAGAAAAAAGAAACTAAAAAGGTATTGCCGTATGGATATGTCGCCTACAAATTAACAGGCCACGAGGATTGGCGCGTCACTTCCGCCACGGACTTTGATAATAATTTGGCCAAGCGCGAGGACATCGGCGAAACCAAACGCTATGAGATCAGCAGAGAAACTGGCGACATGACCGCTTTCGCCGCTAAAAAGAAAACCAAATGAAAGGCTACGACATAGACGGCGTGCTAACATCGGGCATCGTCCCCGAAAAAGATTCGGTTGTTATATCAGGCAGGACGTTTGCCGAGTATGATGATTTTGCAAGGAAAGCCGCGCAAATAATGCCAGTTTATATTCGCGGCAAGGGTGCGTATGGCGATAGGCAGGCCGCGGGAGAGTTCAAAGCCGAAATGATTAGATTTTTAGGCGTCACGGAATTTTACGAGGACGACCAATTACAGATAGATATTATCCAAAGGGTTAATCCAAAAGTTATAATAAACAAAATATGAAAAAAGTTTTAATTACTGGTGGTTGCGGATTTGTAGGGACGCACCTGATTGAGCAAATTTTAAAAAATACCGATTGGACTATTGTCAGCCTTGATAGGTTTGACGCCGCGGGAAACCCCAACCGCTTGTCCGACATGCTTTCCACAACTCCAGAGATAGACCGCTCACGCGTGAGGTTTGTATTTTGGGATTTAAAAGCGGAATTGAACGAGCAGGTTTATAAACAATTAGATGGACCGTTTGATTACATAATGCACCTTGCCGCTGGCTCACATGTGGATCGTTCCATTAGCGAACCTCTGCTTTTTTTCATGGACAACTGTATCGGCACGGTTAATATTTTAAATTATGCTAAAGCTGGCGGATTGTGGTTAGGCAAAGTTATTAAAAATGGCCACGAAGTTTCTGTTGAGGACGAGAGGCCGTCAGGAAAGTTTTTGTATTTTTCTACCGATGAGGTTTTCGGACCCGCGCCGATGACCGATGACTTTTTGGGCTACAAGGAATGGGACAGAGCCAACCCGAATAATCCCTACGCGGCCGCCAAAGCCGCGGCGGAAATGGCAGTCATTTCTTACGCCAATACCTACCGAATCCCGTGCGTAATTACCAATACTATGAACATTTTCGGTGAGCGTCAAAGCCCCGAAAAGTTTATCCCGTTGATAATGAACAAAGTTTTAAACGGCGAGAAGTTATTTATCCACGCTGATAAAAGCAAAACCCAAGCGGGCAAGCGCCATTACCTCCATGCCCGCAATATCTGCGCGGCCGTGGTTTGGATATTGGAAAACGGTAAAATGCTGGACGGCTCTGGCAAGCAGGGACGCTACAATATTGTGGGTGAAGTGGAAATGGATAATCGCGCTTTGGCAGAATTGGTGGCGAGCATTACCAACGACTGGCTACAAGAGCATGGATTACCGCGGCAGGAATTGGATTACGAATTAGTGGACTTCCATTCCAGCAGGCCTGGCCACGATTTGCGTTATGCCCTTGACGGTTCATTACTGGCCGCGGACGGGTTTGCCTATCCTATTGATTTTGAAAATAGCTTGAGAAAAATGATTTATTGGACATTAGACCGAAAGGAACAATGGCTATGAAACCTATCGTCGTAGTTTTAATAGTCGCCCTTATCTTATATTTGGCGAATAAGCCCCCTCGCCGAAAGAGAAAATATTAGTATGGATAAGAAACCTTTGGATAAAACACTGAACGAGTTTATGTCAGTCACGGCCAAAAGCACCGTGGCTGTTGTTGTGCCGCTATACGGTTTTTGGGCGGACATTCCTGAAAACCCCGTGAATGGGGAAGTTTTGAAAGTGGCGTTAAGCCGCTTGTATTCCAATGTCCACCACCTTTATATAATTTTTGTCGCCCACCCGCAGTCAATTCCCAATGACATGAATAATGTAAACTCGGTGGCGAATATCCTGCTCGGCCGCGCCAAGATGGGTAATACCAAAAATATCGCAATCGGCAGGGAAGCTACTTACGCCGAATATGTAGCCGAGGGGATTACCTGTGCATTAGAGGAAACCAACGCGCAATTTGTAATGGTATTCAATCCGTGGGTGATGATTCAGGAAGGCGCGGTTGATGTTTTGATAGACCGTTGCAACCGTTCAGACGATGCAAAGGTTGTATCGGGCTACGATTTAAGGTCGGTAATCGAGCCAGAGAATTTTGACAGTTATGTAAATTATACGCCAAGTGAGGAATATGATTTCTCGTTTAACTTTGTGGCCATGCCGCGTTATGTGGCGGAAATGGTAACGCTTGATCCAGCTTATAAGACGCATGTCTTTTTGGAGCGCGATATCTGGCAACAGGTTATGCAGAAAAGTTTTGTGGTGATAGCATCGCAAAAAGTGCCGATATTCCCATTTGACTTTCCGTGGCAAGACTATGAAAAAAAAGAACAGTTTGATACCGACAAACAACACTTCATTAGGAAATGGAGCTTTGACCCTGGACTCCTCTACCAAGACCCCCGAGGCGCAAGTCGCCGAGACAAAACAGGAGCTAGATAAACATGGGCTAGAACCAATTTCGCAGGTGGAAGTGACTGATCCGTTTACGGGCAAAAAGAGTTTGATCACCATTGACCGCACAGGCACGCACGAGCAGAAGTTGATAGTCGCGCTGGCCAATCCGAAGCTAAAGCAGGAACAAAAAGACCAAGTATTGTCCATGTATCTTTTTGAAAGGGGTAAAGAGAGCGCCTCTTTTATCACGGACTTAATGGCCTATAAAGGGCAATACACCAAAGAGGGTCGCGTGTTCCAGTCCCGTATGCGCTATGACTTTGAGGCATTCGTGGGTTCATTCACGCGCTACCTTGAAAACCAGTCCCGATTGCTGGGTATTACTTTGGGAGTTGATATTGCGGAAGAAAAAACCAAATTTGAGGCATGGCTGAAATTACCGAATAATAAGGAAAAGAATTACAGCTATAAAGATTTTAACCATAGTGCCGATGTTAGCCGCGTGGCTTTAATTGAACTGGCGCTATATGCCTTTGACGAAGCCAAAGCTTTGCGCGAGGCAATCCAAAGAATAGTGCAGGCGCGCGAAGCCCAAAAGGGCGGAGGCATTTATGTTAACCAGCAGGGACGGCCGTATAGCGTGAATGACCCGAACTTAGACGAAATAATTAAAGCAGACCGCCAACTCCAGCAGGAGGCAGAATGACAAATAATATAGCCTACCATTACACCTCGCTGGCCAACTGGCAAACAATTAAGCATGTCGGGCTTGAACCATACCTAATAAAAAAACCAGAATTTCTGCACATCTTCCCCGATGGTTTCAAAGGTATATGGATGTGGAAAAAGGATTTAAAGGGTATTGAGAATTTCGGGTCAATTATTTGGCAGGTCGGCACAAAAAAAGATTTGGTGATTGTGAAACTAAAGGTTGCGTATGACGAGGATAAGGTGCTGAAATTCAACCGCCAAAATTTGAGCATTAGCCATGAGGGAGATATCGGTGACTTAAAATTCCACCAGTCCACGGCTTCCGTTATCGTCACCGAAAGAATTTTGCCGCACAATATCCAGCTTGTAAAAACCTATGACCTATTAAAGTTAATCCAATAACATGCCTAATGATTTCAAAAAACCAGAGCCGAGCAAAGCAGAAAAATTGTTTTACGAATTGGCGCTTGCCGTCCAGCGGTTAGAGCAGTCGCAGTTGACCAATACCGCCACCGTAATTGCGGCCGCCATGCTGATGAAAATTCCACCAGAGGACATGGCTAAAATTATAATTAATCAAGGATTCATTAAAGAATATGCGGAGAAGATAAATGCGGAAATTAGGAAATTAACCGCACCGCCGCCTATTCCCCCAACCCCAAATGCTGAACAAGGAAGCGACAAATAAAGAAATACTGGACTTCCCGCTGGGCGGTCATACCATTCGCGACATAGGCTCAATGAGCTTTATGTCTTGGATGGCGAAAAAATTGGACGGCGTGCCAAGCTACAAGGCCGCCACGCAGGAACTTTTGGGGTTATTACGCAACGCTCCTATCGGTAAAATGACCGAGGAGGAGAAAATTAGGATAGTCAGAAAATTATTAGACCTAGATATACAAATATGAAAATTGTTCAAATATCAAATACCAAATGGGGTGAGGTCGCCTACATCTACGACGAGGAACAGGGGCGAGTATTCAAGGTTGCAGTAGACGACTTGACAAATACGGGGTATAATGGGGACGACAGACCCGAAATGCCAGCGCGCCGTCCGCGGATGCCCGTAAGGCGCGTCCCCGTGAGAGCGCCAGAGGAAGGCGTTGAGGAAGAATATCCTGAACCCGAACCCCCGCCAACCCCCCAACCAATGAAACCAAGAGTAGCCCCGAAATCAATTATCCCACCTCACCTTGCTGGAGTATTTAGAAAACCTGGCACCGCTGGTGCCGCAGAGGAACGCAGGGAGATGTAAACAGAAAAAATAAAATGGCTAAGAAAAGACGAGCACCAATAGAACAGCTTCGCGCCGCAGGTAGAATGGCCAAGCAAATGCTCGTTGATAGGGGAATCCTTGCCAAAAAAAGCGTATTAGATGAGTTGATGCGAACTGAGGGCGCACCAACTTTGCCTGGCATACCCGCCTACCTCCCTCATCAATGGACATTGAAAGCCGCCCAGCGTATTCTTTATGATTTGCTGATTATTTGGAAAGACGAATGCAAAGAGGACGAGAGGCGCGCGGAGAATATCACGGAGTTTTTTAAATTCGTGATAACGGAATTGCGCCAGCAAGAGGCGAACTACAATAAGGAAGTAGTGGATATGCCCAAGTTAATGAAGACGATGAAAAACGTCCCTGTCTTAAAGGACGTTTTTTCGCCTTTGCGGAAGAAAGAAAGCATGCACGCGATCCATAGATTTTTCGTAGACAGTTTCGCCGTGGCTATTGCGCTAAAAAACAACCACACCACCTCGGAATATGCCAACTGGTTTTTAACATGGACGCAGGATATGTATGCCCTTTGGGTCAGCCCAGAGGAGCGGAAAAAAATAGCACGCGTATGATTATTGATTTCCAATTCGTGGACTTCCATAGTTTGGAAGATACCGACATCGTCCCCGTGGCTTTCCAAGACACGATGGATAGGACATCGTGGGAGAACCTTTTTCACTCACTCCCGCAAGACCAGTTGGAAGTTTTGGTGTGTTTATTTTTGGGGTTAAGTCCCGATGAAACTGTAAAAGCCCTGCATTATCCGAATATTGTCAGATTTTATAATGTTAACGCTAAGTTGAAAGCGTCATACAACAAACAAAAACAGCTATTTTTCTAATATAATTAAGATAGAGACAATGCCATTCAAAAAGGGACACAAAGGCTATTGGTTGGGAAAAACGAGGGTTCTTACATCTGAACACCGTCTAAAAATAGCCAAGGCCTTAAAAGGTGAAAAAAGTCATTTTTGGAAAGGTGGCATAACTGAAACCAACCAAATCATTAGGGAATCAAGTGAGTATAGACAATGGCGAGAAGCAGTTTTTAAAAGAGATAATTATACCTGTCAGGATTGTGGGGCGAGGACAATACCTGGCAAACAAGTATTTTTACAAGCCGACCATATTAAACCCTTTTCTCTTTTTCCTGAATTACGTTTTGAGATTTCAAACGGACGCACACTCTGTTTGGATTGCCACAAATTAACAGACACCTATGCGTCTAAGATTTTTATAAAACAATATGCCTGACACAACCACGACAGTTGAAAAAGCCTTGCCTGAAACAATAATCAACGAACCCGAAGGTCGCACAAAGTCCGCCATGATCCCCGCGGGCTGGCCAGAGGAAGTTTACCGAGGCATCCAAAAAGGATTAAAAGACCCAGAACGCCAACGCGGTTTGGTCTTTGAAAATGAAAAACAGCGCAACGCTATGGCAATCCGCAAAGGATTGACCAAGCCTGGCAAAATCGGCTATGACACATTACGCCGCATAGCGTTTTCCGTTTATGTGGCGCGCATCTGCATTAACTCACTCAAGGCCAAAGTCACTAAAACCAAATGGGTTATCCAGCCGATTGATCAAACCAAGCGTAAAGGCGCGGCCGACAGCGACGGGCGCATAAAAGAATTAGAGGAATTTTTTAAACACCCTAACCAAAATAATGAGACGTTCCGCACCCTATTGGATAAAATGTGCGAGGACTTATTGGTATTGGACGCGGTGAGTTTGGAAAAAACTCGCTACCCTGACGGCACGCTGGCTGAATTGCATTTCGTGGACAGCGCCACTATCCGCCCTGTATTTGATGAACACGGCAACCAAGATATTATTATTCCGCTAAAGACCGTCAATGGCGATGAGGAGTTGCCCGTTTCCTATTTGCAGATTTTAAATAATTCCCAATACGGCGGTCCCGAAAGCGGCGACATACAAGCCGCATGGCCGAAAAAAGATTTTATCCATTTCCATATGCACCCGCAAGGGTCAATGGAATCGTTCGGTTATGGTTTGTCCCCGCTTGAGGGCGTGCTGTCCGTAGTTTCCAATTTACTCAATAGCGATAATTTTAACAGCACCTATTTTGAAGAGGGCGCGTTCCCGCCTGTGATTTTAAATATTGTCGGGCAAATTAGCCAGCGTGATTTGGATGCGTTCAAAGAATATTTTTACCAAGAACTAAACGGCAACTTCCATCGCCCCGCGCTATTGGCTTCCCAGCAGAAATCCGAAGTTATAAACCTCAAAGAGTTTACCAACCGCGATATGCAATTTATGGAATATACCCTATTCCTTGCTAAAATGCTTTGCGCGGCCTATGAAATGTCGCCTGAGGATATTGGCTTGACCGACACTACGGGGAGCAAGAGCGTATCGGAAGTGCAAAAAGATATTTCGGATCAAAAGGGGTATTCGTCCATTTTGGATTTGTTTAAACAGGTTTTCAATCAAGAGATTATTTGGAAAGATTTCGGCTACCAAGATTTAGAGTTTGAATGGGTGGCCGAGGACACCAGCGAACCTGATATTGCCTCGCAGGTTATGGACAGGGCTTTGAAAAATGGCAGTCTGACTTTAAATGAAGTTAGGTTAAAACAGGGCGATACGCCGTTTGGAGATTGGGCTGATGAGCCGATGTTTTTAAGCACCGAGGGATATAAGCCTTTGATGGCGCCGACTGGCGAGGACGAGGGCGAGGAGAATGACAAAATTATCGGTGGCGAAAAACCCTACAATGAGCAGGACGATGTTGAGGGTGAGGAAATCACCAAAATGAATAAATCTATTTTTACCCAAAGCGGGTATAAAGTTTGGGCAGATGACCGCGGCGTAAGTCAACCATTTATTTATATGGACATTAAAAGCGGTTTCGGCACGGTCATAAAACCGCCCGTGGCCGTCAATTTGCAATCCCAAAACCTTGAAATTAGTTTAACAGGAGAATTGGCCGCAATGGGCTTGAACGTTCGACCTACCCACAAAATGACCTTTGTAGAGGTCACCAATTCGCTATTCACCATGCCTGAGGTGGCTATTGAGTTTAGAAAGTATTGTGAGATGTCGCCTGAATATGATTCGGAAAAATGGCGGGTGAAATTCGGTGGCTCGCGCAAATTCGCTTACTACCTTGTTTCCGACTATATTGACGGCTATACGCTGAATAATCCTCTGTTGATTGCGGATATGAAGCGTGATCCCCAAAGCTACGCGGCCGCGGTGCAGGATTTGGCGAACCTTTGGAAAGTGGAGCGGGATAGGGTATTGGGCGATAGGCGGGCAGACCAATATATAATTGGCCATGACAAACGCGCCTATGGTATAGATTACCAGTTTATGGGTGATGACAGCCGTTGGGAGCGCACCAAAGATGCCATCCCCGAGGCTTTGACCGCTATTCCCGAGTTAAAGGCTATGTTTGAAACGGCCATTACGGATAAGGGTTTTTCCCTAAAATCAATTTTGAGGAGGCTAATAAATAAAAAAGCCTCGCGTAGTATATAATTATTATATAGCTAATTAAGGAAAGGAACTTTATGACTCTTAAAGACTTGTTAGAGATTTTGTTCCTGCTTTCGGGAACAGTTTATTTTGTAGTCAAAACTTTTAAAAATAATTAAAAAAATATATGAGAACAAGAACAAAAGACTCAATTAAAGCAGAAGGTTTTTTTCGCCTGAAAATCGGCGAACCTGATGCTAACGGTCGAGTTGTTAGAGTGCATGGTGATTCTGGTTTCCAGAAAAACACCGTGGTCAACCTTGGTTTCCAGCACTACCTTGTAGAATTACTTGGTGGTATCGCTGGCTCTTCCCAGTTGACCCATGCCGCTCTTGGAACTGGCACCGCGCCTGGCGTAACCGACACTTCCCTAAACGGGGAATTGACCGATGCCGCTGGTTGCCGATGCGCTATCACCCCGACGGTGGTTGCTTCCAAGACCCTGCAATGCGCTTTCACTTTAAACTCCAACGTTATCACTGCCAATAGGACTTTGCAGAATGTAGGGTTGTTCGCAACCTCTACCACTTCCGCTGGTTCTATGTTCGCGGCCACCACGTATGCGACTTCCCAGTTGCAGACGAACCAAGCTGTGAATGGCACTTATCAGATTCGTTTCTCTTAGGCTATATTTTTAGGATAACCCTCCACCGAAAGGCAGACTTGCGTCTGCTTTTCAACGTGCTAATAGAAAAAATTAAATTTTAATTATATGACTTCAGCTACACGAGCCATAGTTACCAAGTTCGTAGAGGATAGAAAGGGTCAAAGCCTTATTTTTGATCAGCAGGAATGGGATATAAGAGTCAAGCCGTATATTCCTATTGACCAACAGGCTGAGGCAGACGCTTTGGTTTACGAGTTGTTCAATGCGGAGGGTTCTTCCGCGGGACAACAAGGTGAGGACACCGAAACGGATTCATAGATTTCCCAATTATCCACATATAGGGCATTGCACGATTTGTGCTTATGCCTTATACTCTGGTTATGAGACATCAAGCCCAACCCGACGCCGTCAATAAAAAAATTCTCCAGAAACTTTTGAAACAAAAGAATCAAGGAGTTAAGATTGACATCGGTTGCGGTGCGAATAAAATACCTTCGTTTGTCGGTGTAGATATCCGACCCCTGCCTGGGGTTGATATCGTTGCTGACTTGGAAAAATACCCTTGGCCAATTCCTTCGGAAGTGGCCTCTTTGGTTTCGTGTTCCCATGTATTGGAACACATCAATCCCACAAAGGTTGATTCGCGCTTGATCGGACTGGCAAAGTTATTGGTGGACAAAAAAGTTTTATCGCAAAAAGACATTAACAAATATTGCGGCGAGTTTGATTTTGAATCATCGTTTATAAGATTCATGGACGAGGTCTGGCGCATCTTAAAGCCAGGCGGTGAGTTTATGTTCATGGTGCCTTACGCTGGCACTATCGGTTATTACCAAGACCCGACCCACATCAACAACATCACCGAGGCCACCATTTACTATTTTGACCCATTCCACCCTGCCAACCTTTATAAGATTTACCGCCCCAAGCCGTGGGAAATTAAGCATATTTTTTGGGACACCGAGGCTATTATGGAAGTGTTGTTAATTAAGCGCCGTGAGGACGCGAGCTTTACCCAGCACGTTTCCCTTACGGAAAAGGGACTAAAATCCTAATGGCAAACTTTGAGCTGACATTAAATCCCCATAAGTTTTTAAAGCGCAAGGATTTGGTGGCGATGACCGAAATGATGAAAAAGGCTTTTAAGGACAAGCGCGTGGACACTTTTATTTTAAAATTGACCGATGACCGCAAAGCTGGCGAAAACGCCATGATGTTTCCTTTTAAAATCGTAGAATAATATGCCAACAAAAAATGTTTATTTAGGTCCGACAAATATCCTTGAAAAAAATCCCAAAACATGGGAGAAGCGTATTTTAATTGGCATACCCTGCACGGGACTATTGCGGGTGGAATGGGTGAGTGCGCGATTCAGCCAAGTCATTCCCACCAACTGGTCGCACGTGGAAGTTTGGCAGATTATGTCCAGCTTTATGCCGATGGCCTACCAACTGGCCGATGCCGAAAATTTGATTGCTAAAAATGTTGTTGAGGGCGATATTGAATGGCTGTTATTTATTGAAAGTGATAATATCATTCCGCAAAATCTTTTCCGCAAGTTGAATGAATATATGTTGTCCAAAGAATATCCCGTTGTGGGCGGACTATATTTTACCAAGTCCGAGCCGCCTGAACCGATGATTTACCGCGGTCGTGGCAATGCCTATTTTGACAAGTGGAAATTTGGCGACAAGGTTATGTGCGATGGCTTGCCGTTTGGTTGCACCTTAATCCACGGAAATATTATTCGTGAACTTTGGAAAGACAGCCCTGAATATCAAGTCATCGGGTCGGACGGACGGGCAACCGTCACCCGCCGCGTATTCAACCAGCCGCAAGAGGGTTGGCGTGATCCGATTAGCGGTCGCTATTCCAGCGCGGGCGGCACAACCGATTTGGCTTTCTGCACGCGCGTGATTGACGGCGGCTACCTCAAAAAGGCTGGTTTCCCCAAGCACGCCAAAATGAAATATCCGTTTATGGTAGATACCAGCATTTTCGTTAAGCATATTGACAATAACGGCATACAATGGCCGTTATCTATCCCATTAAAATTTGACCCAGGCGAAGCCAAGCTGGCCGAGCTGATGAAAGAGTTTTCGGGTCCGTATAAATAAATTTGTAAAATTAGCCTTATAATAAATATATGAGTGAAATAACCCCTTTAACCGTCACATTAGAATTACCCGCCTCGGAGTTTTTAGACCACGAGGGTTCTTTGCTAGTGCGCTGTCCACATAATGGCGCATGGGTGCCGTTGAAAGATTATTACAGCGAAACCCAAGGCTCATTATTGCCTTTGGTCGGCAATGTTGATTTTGAGGAAGCGCCCGAACATTGGGAGCATACGGGCGAATTTAAGGAAATAAAAGACAGGGACGGCATCGTGGTTGATAAGGAGCCGATCATGGCAAAGGTTGCCAGACAGCCAATTGTTTGGAAAGAAACCGTCCGCGTTTTACCTAAAGTTGACGAACCCGCGCCAGAGGGCGGCACGCTTTCTTTCAGCGTTCAGGATAAGGTGGCTATGGAAGATAAGTTTTGATTAAATTCCTTCCATGCCTGTTATAATAAAGGTATGGAAAATAAGATTTTAAAAATTCGCGTTCACGAAGTTATTAAAATTCATGACGAGGTTGTCATGGCGGTTTTTCATTTTTTACAGCCCAAACCGCAGTTAACTCCGACGCCTATTTTTGATTTTATTTTTGCCAATCCTGCCATTTCTTGGGCACCGTGTTTAGCGCGTTCGCCTTCAAAAACTGAATTATCATTAACCAAAAGCAAACAGCTTGTTTTTTAAGCAGGCTGTTTTTATTTTATGGCTACAAAATTTTTAGAACCAGGTGGGGACGCAACCTTCAATGTGGCCGCAACCACGAATAAAGGATTTTGGGCTACAATAGGTGGCACACCTACAATAGAAACCAGTCCTGTGCACGGTGCTCATGTAAGATCTATCAAATATGCCGCGGCGACGAATACCTATGTGCAAACCGCTGGTGGAAGTGTTGCTGATGCTGGAAGCAGGATAAGTTTTTATATTTATATTGTAACCCTACCGAGTGCGAGTCAAAATTTTCTTATAGTTGGTAATGGCATAGGTCAGACAATCGTTAAGGTTGTTATTACTACTGGGGGGGTCCTACAGTTGTTTGAGCAAACCAATCAAATTGGGATAAACGGCACTCATACTCTTGTCACGGGGCAATGGTATAGAATCTCTTTGGCTTATACAGTGACCTCTACCATAGTAAATAGATTTGAATTATTTGTGGACGCGGCTTCGGACATTTCGGTAACAAACGCAACACTAACTCGCACAGGCAGTAGCATAATAATATTAGGAAACCAAGGGATATCACAAGGGTTGGTTTTCCATTCCAGCGATCACTATATTGACGATTCTAACGCCTTGACCGACCCAGGCAATATTTGGGTTACGGCAAAACGGCCATTTTCCAACGGGACGAGTAATAATTTTGCTACTCAAATTGGGGCTGATAGTTCAGATTATGGCACAGGTCACGCGCCTGAAGTCAACGAGCGTCCTTTAAGCACCACGAATGGTTGGGGTGGAGTATCTTCTCAAACTGAAGAATATACCATAGAGGCGGCATCGGTTGGTGATATAGGTATTTCAGGATTAACTATTGTTGATTTTGTAGGTTGGGTATATTTCACCAGAGCGGGCGGCAATACAGCCACCTTTATTCTTGCTGGGGCGACATCTTCTTTTACCATCCCTGACCCAGTTGCAATGATCACCAAAGTTGCTGGCTCAACAACTTATCCTGCGGGCAATACTGATATTGGCGTAACCACTCCTGCCGCAATTCCAGGCGCATTCAATCTTTTTGAATGCGGTATTATGATAGCTTTTATCGGTCCCCCTATTTTACCTCTTGATATAGGGGACAGCCTAATGACCGCGGGCTTAAAAATTATTGGCTAAATATGGAAAAAATTTCCAAAAACGGAATCACTTATTGGACTGACCGTGGAGCCATCTATTCTGTTGACCCACCGACAGCGCATTTTAATATGTCGGCTTGGTGCATGCTTGTGCCTCCTTATAAACCCGAAAATATCTTATTTGTCGGTTGTGCAGGTAATACTGTGCCAAAATTGGTCAAAATTATTTATGGAGATATCGCCATGACGGGAGTAGACAATCAGCCTGCCAATCCCATTGAGGGAATGAAGATTTTTGAAATGGATGCTTTGGACTTTTTAAAACAATGCACCGATATTTTTGACTGTGTAGTAATAGATATTTTTGAGGGTGCCACGCTCCCTAGGATTGCACGTGAGCAGGAATTCGCCGATCTAATTGCCAAAGTATGTCGGCGAACCATTGTTTTACATACTGCTGGTGAAAATATTGAATTTTTCCAAAAGCATTTCTCAATATTCCATGAAAAAACAATCCATAATGTCAAAATTTTTTATATGAAAAAATTAGATTGTCAGGACGACTTTAAAATCCCTAGCGATATATGATCCACGACTTTTTACATCATGTCATAGGGTTTTTACACCATGCTCTTGTTTTTAAACATGCCGCTTTTGCCTTTGTGCCATTTTTTTGGGGAACTACGGCCGACAAACCTAGCGTCAGCGATAGTATAACGGTCTCGGAAAGCGTTACTTTAGATATTAGGATTAATCCAAACGTCAGCGACACCGTTACCATTACTGAAAATTTATTTATCCAGATTGCTACCTCGTTTCCTAACGTTAGCGATTCTATTACGGTTTCGGAAAATGTAAGTTTAGTTATAGCCCAAGTTTTCAATGTCAGCGACGCTATTACGGTTGCGGAAAATTTGACCATTACTGAAATACTTTTACCCAATGTCAGTGATTCCATAACGGTCAGTGAATTTTTTGGCTATCCTACCGAACTTGTTGTTGTTACAGAATTTGTATCCCTCGTCATTACAGGCGGCGGCAATAGCCTAAGCGTAAACGTTAATGACAGTATAAGCATAGCCGAAAATATCCAAATGCAGGTCGTTGACTTTATTAATGTCAATGATGCTATTACTGTTACCGACACCGACCCAGTAATTATAATTTCGGAGCCTGTTATCAGCGATTCCATCACCGTTTCCGAATTCACGAACATAGTTATAGTTTTTAATCCCAATGTCAGCGATTCCATAACGGTTTCCGAAGACATAAATGTAGCACCTTTGCTTGATGCCTTTAGCGTCAGCGACAGCATTACAGTTTCGGAAAATATCCAAATGCAGGTAGTGGATTTTATCAGCGTGTCCGATGCTATAACCGTTGATGACAGTTTTACCCAATTCCAAATTGTCTATTTCCTTTCGGTCAATGACGCCATAACCATTACGGAAAATACCACAATAACGGAAGTGCTTTTGCCGAATGTTTCGGACAGCATTACCATTACCGAAAATGTGGTATTTGATATCCGCGTCCAGCCAAATGTTAGTGATAGCATTACGGTGGCGGAGTTTGTCCAACTCCAAGTTGTTGATTTTATCTCAGTCAGCGATGCCGTTACGGTTGACGATAGTTTTGTGCAACTGCAAATCGTATATACGATTAGCGTTAATGATTCGGTCACGGTTACGGAAAATACGACCATAGAGGAAATTTACCTGCCGAATGTCAGCGACAGTATTACCGTGGCTGAATTCGTCCAATTACAAGTGGTTGATTTTATTAGTGTTTCTGATTCGGTTACGGTCAGCGAATTTACCAATTTCAGCAACAACCTGTCATTCTCGGTTTCCGACAGTATTACGGTTAGCGAGCAAGTGGCCATTCAGATTTTGGACTATGAGGTTGTCAGCGACACAATTTTAGTATCGGAATTTGTCCAATTACAAATCGTTGATTTCATCTCCGTAAACGATAGTGTGACCGTTGCGGAAAACCTGAATATCCAAATTGCCTATTGCATCACGGTCAACGATACGGTGACGGTTGACGATAGCTTTACCCAATTCCAAGTCATTGACTTTGTAAATGTCAATGACAGCATTACGGTTTCGGAATTCACTAACTTTGATATTCGGGTTCAGCCGAGCGTCTTTGACAGCGTGACGGTGGCTGAGGCCGTGCAAATGCAGATAGTCAATTTCGTAAATGTCTTTGACAGCATTACGGCCGACGACAGCAATGCGGTGATTGAGGAAGTGGATATTATTAGCGTCAACGACAGCGTGACCGTGGCAGAAAATCTAAGCATTATAACCATTGCCGAGCCGAGCGTGAGCGATGCTATTACGGTCAGCGAAAGCGTCCAGCTTACCATAATCAGCTTCGTAAATGTTTACGATTGCGTGGTTGTTGCCTCGGGGTCGGAAGTTGTTAATGGTTGCCCGCGGCCGCCCAGCTTAGGCAGTAGCGCCTCATGGGGAACGCCAGAAAATATTTTGGTCAGCGATAACCTTTATGCCACCTCAAATGTGGATACAGGTTCGGATTCGGGCGATTTAATCGGCACGGGCTTTGGATTCAATATCCCCAGCAATGCCATAATTGATGGTATCAAGGTTGAATGGGAGAAATTCCGCAGTCAAACGGGTCCCGCCAATAATATGGCCGATAGCGGCGCGTATTTGGTAAAAGACGGATCAACCCATGTCGGCACTAACCACGCGCAAGGCGACTGGCCGACTGGTGACAGTTTTGTGTCTTATGGTGGCAGTTCCGACCTATGGGGGACGACATGGACGCCCGCGGAAATAAATAGCGCCAATTTTGGAGCGACATTATCCGCCGTTTCCACCAGCACAAATTCCTACAACCTATTTGTGAATTTCGTGCGGGTGACGGTTTACTACCACTTTACCGATGTGGTCTTGATTGAGATTGTAAACTTTGTAAATGTTAATGATGCGATTACGGTTTCCGAGCAACCGAATATCATTACCGTTGACCAAATCTCCGTTAATGACAGCGTCAGCGTGGCGGAAAATGTTACCATAGAAATTTTCCAGCAGGAAGTTGCTTTTGATACCGTCACGGTTTCCGAATTTGTGCAGTTCCAGATTGTTGATTTTATCAATGTCTCCGACACCGTAACCGTTTCGGAGGATATTGCCCTCGCTTTTGACAAGCTGTTAATAAATGTTTTTGACGCCGTAACCATAACCGAAACGGCGAGCATTAACATTGGCGGCGGTATATTCGTGTCAGACGATGTTACGGTTACTGAAAATGTCACTATCTTAATTCCGATTTTAGTGCCGTCCGTGTTTGACAGCGTAAGCGTTTCTGAAAGTGTCCAAATCCAAATTGTTAATTTTGAGGGCGTTAACGACACCATCACCGTGTCGGAATTTGTGGCGTTCCAAATTGTTGATTCAATAAGCGTCAGCGATGCCATTACCGTGGCCGAAAATGTGCAACTGGTGATTGTGGATTTTGAGGGGGTTAACGACAGCATAACTGTTAGCGAAAATATCCAGCTACAAATAGTTGACTTCATTTCGGTTAACGACAGCGTCACAATTACTGAAAATGTTTCCCTAATCCTAATTACAGCAAACCCGCAAATTAGCGTGTTTGATGCGGTCACTATTTCCGAAGCGGTTTCGTTTATAGTGATGTCGTTTATAAGTGTCTCGGATTCGGTAAGCGTGGCGGAGTCTGCAACCCTCAAAATAGTAAATTCCGTTAATGTTTCTGACACCATTACCCTGTCCGAACAGGCCACCTTAGAAGTCTTGCTAAATATCTCCGTGGCTGACAGCGTGGCAGTCGCCGAATTTACCAGCTTTAAGATTTCCGACCTGCAAATCAATGTCCACGACGACATTGTGGTTTCGGAATTCGTCCATTTTGCCTTTGCGGGCGACATGATTATCATCGTCTCCGACAGCGTGACCGTGCAGGACATTTTCATCGGCGCGGTTGTGTTCCCGATTACCGCGGGTGAGTTCGGATTGCAATTAGGCTGGCACCAAAACAATTATGTGCTGGTTGGTGACGGTGAGGAAAACACGCTATCTCGTCCCGATTTAAATAAAAACCTTAATTTAAAAGTATAATAAATGTATGGAACCAATTCTCATTACAACAGTTCAAGGTGACTTCGGCTTTGACTGGAAATTTACATTAACCGATTCGCAGAGTGTGGTGGTTGACCTGACCAACGCCACTGTGTTTTTTGACTGCCAATCGGTCAGCGACCCCGCCGTGCAATTCAACAACGCCATGAGCATTGTCAGCGCCGTAGCTGGCACTTGCAAATACACGGTAAAAAATACGGATTTTGTTGTTGCGGGGACATATAGCGCGCGCGTAGTGGTCAAATACGGATCGGGCGAAACCGCCAGTTTTCCGCCAGGCGGCATAACCATTGAGGTGGAACCGAGTTTACCTGTATGAATGACATAACCAATTACGGGTTGGGGGGAGTGGCGATTGCCCTGATCGCGTTGATTTGGAAAATTTGGCAGGATTCAGGCAAACGAAACGACAGGGTTTTGGAGGTCTTGGAAAAGGTTGCGATGTCGCAGGAAAAACAGGCAACCAGTAATCGGGAACTGGCGACTAATATCGCTATCAATACCGAGGCCACCAAGCAAAGCACGGTTGCCGCAAAGGAGACGGCTGATGTTGCCAAGCAGACGGCAACGGCCGTGAAAGGCCACGCTGATGTTATGACGAAAATGGTGATAAAAATTCTAAAGAACGGAAAAAAGAAAGATGCTACTTAATTTTTTGATTTATTTAAACTCCTTTGTGTTTGTCCTAATAGTGATTCCTCTCTTTATGTTGTCCGCCTTTTTATGGCAACACCGAAAGGAAAATGGTGCAACTCAAAATTTTCGCTGGGTAATTATGACGGTCACGGCAAGCAAATTATTTTATTTTTTGATGGAATTGGCCGCCGCTTATTACATTTTAGACACCCATTTAGTCTTTTCTTTAAGGATTATTTTACCAATATTACTTGGCAGTTTGGTGCTTATGACCGTCAACTGGTGGGCATTTTATAAAGTTAAAGTGCTAATGAGGTCAGTTTCTAGTGAAATAAATAAATAAAAACGGCTTTTTAGCCTTATAATTATTATATGAGTAAATTCACCGAGACATACAAAGGCATGTTAATGCCAAGCCTACCGCTTTACGGGCTGGGCGAAATCGTTTCCTACGCTGGTTTCCGCTGGGAAATCACGGGTTTTGAGCCAAATGAAAAGGAAGGGTGCTGGATTTATGACCTGAAAAAGGTTGACGGCACGGACGATACCGAATCGGGCATTAATGAGCTTGGCCTAACCAAATCCTATTTAATGGAAAAATCCGCGGACGGAATGAGTGATGAGGAGCGGATAAAATACTACATGCAAAAATTGGGCATCGCAGGCGCGGGTCCCGTCCCCAACTCTTTACTGGCCATGCAGGACTTGGAGACCAGCAAATTTATAAAAGGCACGGATCAAAATAGTTTTGCGGTTTGGTATTACGACAAATTCGGTTCACAAAAATGCGCGGTGTTCGGGAGTATCATTGACGCCGAGGCTTACGCCAATTTGGTAACTACGATGGGTTTCAACGATGTGAAAATTATGAAAGGCCAAGTGGAGAATACTGGCCAACAATTAAAAGAAGCGGCCGAGGACGCAGAGGACGCCGAGACCAGCGAGAAAAAAACATTAGTCCAAAATATAAAAGCCATTCAGGTTCGCCGACAAAAGGCCACGCTCGCCGCAAGGGTTAAAGAAACCACCAAATCCTTTAAACAGGCCTGGTCGAACCTTAACAAAAAAACTAATTAACGCAGTATAAAAAAATATGCCTAACTATATCCCAAATGCGCCAGATATCAGCGAGATGACAACTGGCGACACGATAAATTACAAGGGGCAGTCCTATGGGATTAACTCCCTTGGTAATTACGTCAATGACGGCGGCGGCCGCGGACACAGAACCGTGACCTTGAACGACGGTCATTCCACCGTAATAACCGTCAGCACCAAAGACACCGTTTGTTCCTCATATAATATTCCTCAAGGCGGCACTCAAGTTGCCGTTTGGTCTCAAAGCGTAAACCCATAAATATGGACGAAAAATCAATCACATTAGAAGCAGTTGGTAATTTCCCCTTTACTTTTTACATTGAAAAAGCAGTCCCGTTGGAAGAAGGGGACGAATTGATTTTGGAAGGAATAGCCAGCACTACCAACGTTGACCATGACAAGGAACGAATGTCCAAAGACGCTTTGCGCGCGATGGAGTCAGCTATCAACAAGGATGGCGTGCCGTTACGGGTTGAGCATCAGAAGGATTCCAATGCAATCATTGGTCAGGTTTTCAAAGCTTGGGTCGATGAGCGAAACCAATTACACGTGCGCGCGCGACTGGATAAAAATCACCCTGTTTCCCCTGTTCTTCATCACAGCATGAAGAATGGAGTAAAAATGGGGCTTTCTGTCGGTGGTGTCGTCAAGCGTGCAATGAAGGAGTTTGTGGAATCAGTCGGCGGATTGGTGAAAACCTTTTACGACGTAGCGTTGCAGGAAGTTTCGGTAACGCCCCGTCCCGCTAACTATGATTCTTGGCTGGTTGCCAAAAGCATCGCCAAGGATAGCAAGGACGCAGAACAATATAGCGAGAGTATGGGTTTAAGAAGGGAGTTTCTGTTAGAAAATTCCCAATTAGACTATTTACAAGCATTTGCCAAATCGGTCCCCGATAAGGCGTGGCGAAAAGTCGAATCGCCTGAAATTAACAAAAATAATGACACTAATATGGAAAAAGATAAAGTGAAAAAAGAGACAGAGGATTCGGAGACTGAAAAAGCTGTCAGCCGCGCCGAATTCACCAACCTGTCAAAGGCAGTAAAAGACCTAATGGGCTTAATGTCCAAAGGGTTTGAAAATGTCGGAGCGCTCATTGTAAAAGCAATGGACGGTTCGGCGAAAGACGCTAATAACCCAGATAAAGCCAAGCCAGAGGATGAAAGTCCTGCGGCTAAAATGGAAGGCGGCGACGCCAAAGAGCAGGTTAATCCTGATCAGGCCAAAGCCGACGATCCGACTCAGCAAACCGCCAAGGCGGAAGATGACGAGGACGAAACCAAAAAGGCTGACGACACCGATGAAACCACTAAAGCTGGCGACACGGACGACACCTATGATATGGAAACGGTCAACCGTTCCATAGCCACCCTTAAGAGCCTTGAAAAAAGAATTAAGGGCGTAAAAAAGACGGCCGCCGAAACTGAGGACGAAACCAAAAAGGCGGACGAGGAAACCGATGAAACCAAAAAAGCCGACACCGAAGATGAAACCACCAAGGCTGATGACACCGAGGACGAAACAAAGAAAGCGGACGAGGAAGAAACCACAACCAAGCACCACCCGCTCGATGTGTTCGTTGTCACCGTTACCAAAATGATGGAATCGGTTGTTGAGAAATTAGAAAAAAGCGGCAGACGGGTATTAGGTTTTGAAAAATCCTTTGTTGAGGATATCCAAAACAATCCCGAAATCCAAGCTGAAATTGCCAAAATGGTAAAGATGCCTGGGTTTAAGAAATCGGTTGCTATGGGTGTGCCGTATATGATCACCAAAGAAGGCAAGCGCTACGCATTAACGTCAGCGCCTGAGAAGGTTGAAAAGTCAGCGGATGAAAAACCACAGGACTTTAAGACCATGTATAAGTCTAAATATTCAAGCGTCTCTCCCGAGACGGAAGAATAAACCCGACGGGTAATGGTCGATTACCCCCTCGCCCTAAGTGAGCAGAGAACCCGCAAGGGCTGACACGAAGGGATAAGCTGAAGGGATTAAGAAAGTCAAAGAACAACTATGCGTATATTAGATTCCATTGACAAAGCCTTAGGTAGATTTGAAAAGACCGTAAACACATCGTTTGCGGGACCTGTTCCTAGCTCCCTTTTGGCGCGTCAAGATTTAGAATCTGCTATCGTTGTGCTGTCCGACCGTATGACTCCGTTCCGTGATCGCGTTTCGCGCATCAAGGGCGAAGGTCTAGCTCACCTTTGGAACCAAAGGACGAGATTAGGCACTCTTACGGATGGACCTATGGCATTGGTAAACTTGTTCTATGCTGACGGCGATTTGCCGCCTAGCACAGACCCAGCTTACACCCAGAAAACCGCGGCCTATAAATATTTAGGAACTACCGCTGTTATTACGGGACCGATGATTGCATCTGGTCGTTCCTACATTGACATTGAAGCTGAGATTGCGGAAGCCGCACTCCGTCGGATTATTCAGGCGGAAGAGTGGGCTGATTTCCACGGCGATTCAAATACCAATACCCTGTCTTATGACGGGTTTGATATCCAAATCGTCACCAACGTTGTAAACAACGCTGGGGCGCAGTTAACTGCTTCAGGTGTAGTGATTCCCTCATTCGACAAAGTTATCAAACTTATTCGTTTGCAGGGTGGCAACAAGATAGACGGTATTTACCTTGGTTTTGGTTTACAGACCCAAGTTAATGCTATCGTTTCTCCTCAAGCCCGCTATATCATCAATGTGGATAGCCCGAAGTTCGCCGCTGGCGACCATGTGGTGGCTTATATGTCACCGCTTGGTTCTATTCCAGTAATTGGCGATTTCTTCTGCAATCCTGCATTGCCGTATCCGAGCAACGAAGCTGGCTCGTCAAGTGCTCAAGGCGCTGGCCTGTCCTCTGTTTATTTCTTGCGTCACGATGACCAAGGTATCCAGATGGTAGACTTAGTGCCGCTTGGCCGCACAGAATTGGCAAAAATTGCCGATACTGTTCGGTTCTACTTGAACGAGTATACGGTTTTGGCACTAAAAGCCGAACCGTGGGTTGGTATGTTGAGTAATGTAGCTGATCCCCCATCTACCTAAACTGCAATAACATAGCAGTGGGGTCGGACGGTCTTGCTCTCTCAAGCCGCCTGACCTCCTAGAGAGCCTGTTATGAAAATACAAATTAAGAAAGACAAAGCCTCATCAATATTTTTTGATGGCAAGTTCTACGATACAGGCAAAGATTTGGAACTACCTTTCACCGATGCATTCCGATTGACACGCGTCGCCAGTATTACGGCCAATTACGATTCCGTGCCTTATGACCCCAACCTATGGAAAAATGATAAATTTATCAATTTTTTCGGGGACATAGACCAGCAAAGTGGGTTCGGGAACGTTTCCTACTACCTTATCAAAGAAAGCCATGCACAGCTCCAGATTGCCTCAATAGGCAAAACCTACGGCGTCCGTGACCAAGTTATCTTCTCAGCCCAAAATCGCCCACTAAGGCAAGAGGGTGCGATGATATGGCACGACCAACCTAGGGAGCAATGGCTTTATACTCCATTCAGAAAAAATATAGCCATAATCCCTTGGGAGACGACTGTTGTCCCGAAGTCTTGGATTGGGAAAATTAACGGATTTGACGGGCTGTTAGTGCCTTGCAAACAGAATATTGAGGACTTTAAAAATTCAGGAATTAAAATACCGATAGAACTTATCCATTGGGGAATTGACCCAGACAAGTTTTACCCGCTAACCCGTCCTGACCGCCCCATATTTACTTTCGGTTCATTAGGGGCGCTAAGTATCAGAAAAGGCACGGACTTACTGATCGCGGCATTCAAGGAAGCTTTCCCGAACGAAAAAGATGTTAAGCTCATTTGCAAAACCTCCTACAATACTTACCCGTTCGGCGCGAAGGACGACAGGATTGAAGTGCAGATGACTCCCGTGAGCAATCAAGAACTGATAACGGATTTTTTCCAAAAGATTGACTGCTTTGTTTTCCCAACGCGCGGTGAAGGATTCGGAATGACCCCATTAGAGGCAATGGCCACGGGCGTGCCAGCAATCGTTACAAGCTGGTCGGGTCCGATGGAATATATGACTCCTGAGGTCGGCTGGCTGATTGACCACACTATCGTTCCTGCAAAGAATTTTTCGGAAATTGTTTATAAAGAAGATTGCGGGAATTGGGCAGAGCCGAGTAAGGAGCATTTAATAAAGTTGATGAGATACGCTTACGAGCATCGTGATGAAGTCAAAGCTAAGGGTGCGGCCGCGGCGGAACACGTTAGGAAAAACTGGCTTTGGAAAGATAAAATAAATATGTATGTTGAAGCATTAGGCAAATTCCTATGACACAGGCAATAATACCCTCCAGAGGACGAGCAGGTTCAGCAAATTCCTTTTTCGGCAAACACCATTCTGAAAAAACTAAAGAAACTCTCAGGCAGAAAAGAATAGAATTAAACATTAAGGGCGAAAATCATTATAGATGGTCAGGTGGTTCGTGGAATTATTGGAAGCAAAAAGCTCTAACTCGTGACCATTATACTTGCCAAAAATGTGGACTTTATGAACCCGAAATCGTGCATGTTGACCATATCTTACCAAAGTCAAAATACCCAGAATTAGCACGGACATTATCAAACCTCATCACTCTTTGTCCTAATTGCCATGCGCGAAAAACCATTGAGGACAGAGAAAGTGGTAGAATGAACTCAGGCGGAAGGAAAAAAATATGACACAAATTGTATCAGGAAATATTGCAACAGGAAATAACACCCCGACAGGGGCGAAAATGAAAGTTGCTGTTGATAATCCATACATCTCAAAGGATGAATTTATTGCATCGTTTGAGGCGTCTGGATTGGGTCTTTCTGCCGCTTCCCCGCAATATGCCAGCGGTGAACTGGACAGGAAAATCCTCCAAGCCAGCGCGTGGATTAACCGCTATTGCGGCCGCTGGTTCGACACACAGACGATTGATGAACAAAAAACCAGTTTTACCGTGCGGCCTTATAACCCCCAACTGGTGACTGTCGTTCTCAAAAACCGACCGTATTCCAAAATCAATAGCATATATATTCAGGTGCTTAAATGGTTCATTCAAGTGGACGTTTCGGCGACTGGATATTTACAGGACTTTTATGACAAAGGCTTCTATAAAATTGTCCCTTTACTTTCTAGCGCTGGGACTGGTGCTGGTTCTCCTATTCCTGCCGCGATACTTGACCATGTCCCCCTCGGAGTGTTATGGACAAACTACACTTTCGGTTTCGGCACCCCGTTAACAGGCCAAGCACTTGCGCAGGTAGGCGGGACGAAACAATACCAAGCTCCTGTCGGTAATGGCTTGTGGGCGCCAGACCAACCGACTTTGATTTATGACAACGCCACTTTGGTTGCGTCCAGCAATTATACGATTGACCATCCTAACGGCATGGTGACGTTCATTTCCAGTTATACCCCTAATGGGGCTATTACGGCCGACTTTACCACTAATGAAAGTATGCCGTTTGAAATCAAAGAGGCGGCAGTATTACTTACATCCCACTTAATCGGCCAAGCTACCCAAAATCCTATCGGCGCGCAAAGCATGGGCATTCAAACTTTTAACATCAACTTCGGTGAAAAAAGTAAAGTGCTTGACCGCGTGCATGAATTACTGGACGCTTACGTTAACAAAATGCCAACATTTTTAGGATTATAATATGTTACCTATCGCCCTACTCAGCCAGACCGTTACGATCAAGCGCCGCGTATCAACGGGGCGCGACTCTTTGAATAATCCTACCTATGGCAACCCCACCAGCGGTTTGGGCTGGTCAACGGTTTATAACAGCGTGCCAGTCCGCTTGGCGTTCTCCTCTAAGGCAATCCGATTCGTGGCCGAGGGTGAGCGCGTCACCCCGAACGGCGTGATGTATTACAATACAGGTTTTATCATCAAGCCAGAGGACAGGGTGCTTACCGCGGACGGCATTGAGTATGTGGTGGTTTCCGTTGTTGAAGGGCGCATGGGAACAAGCATCAATCATTACGAAGCAATATTAGCACTGCCATGACCAATAAATTCAAACAACTTTGGAAAGAAACAGCCCAAAAACGTGAGGATCTTTGGCTATGGCAACAGGGCGAGGAACACGGCGGACAGGAAGTAGAAGCAGGCGCTATGGAAGATTTATACCTTTGGCAACAAGGCCACGCTCACGGCGGCCAAGAGGTGCAACACAAATCCTTTAAGGACTTTTGGAAAAATGCCCATGCCGCTACCTTTGAAAAAACCGCGCTGACCAAATCCGAAATTTTGGAAGTGCAGGACAGGATTACCAAATTGCAATCCAAAGGTTTGCCGTCCAGCAAAATTATTACCGCCCTACAAAAATTAAACCCCAAGCTGTCCGAACGCTGGAAAGCCGAACGAGCCTATTGGACGGAAGTTAAAAAAGATGACACCGATACCGTAGGCGAGGCAGGGGACGATTTGGGTATAAGCAAATATAAGGTAATTTTATCCCCGAGTGCCTGTCCAACCTGTGTTAAAAAAACTAATGATGGCAGTAAAATTTTTAAGAATAACGACCTTGAAAAATCAGGATATGGCCATGTCCCGCCATTTCATCCGAATTGCTACTGTATTTTGATTCCAGTTGAATAAAACCCTGCTTTAGAAGGTATAATTAAGGTAAGGACAAATATGCAAAAGGGCGGTTTAACATTTAGAATAAACACCGATAATCTGGAGCGTTTGGCCAAAAAAATCGGCAATCAATCGGTCAAATACGACAAGGTTATGAAAGAAAGGGTCACGCGCGCGACCGAGATGGTTTGGCGGGTTGCCCACGCAAGACGTCCGATGATTAGCAAAGCCCAAATGAAGTATGAGGGCAGAGCCAAGCGGGTATCCGATCCCGATGCCAAGGCTGGCGTGCCAGTAGATACGGGAGCATTGCAGGCGAGTATCACACAAAGAGTCACCAAAACAAAGTCAATGAGTTATCAGGGTGAAGTTGCCACAAGGGGAATTCCTTACGCAGGCTACATAGAATTTGGCACCTCTAAGATGTGGCCAAGACCATTTATCCGCCCCGCCGTCAACCTGACAAAAGACGCTATCAAGCGGGTATTCGGATTAAAGGTTGAGGCTAACATCTAAATATGCTGGAAATATTCCAAAAAATTATAGGTATACTTGTTGCGGACAGCACCCTTACGGCTATGGTTCCCGTTGGAAATATCTTTGTAGGCGCGGCCGACGTGGTTGTAGAAAAACAAGCCGATTTGTTATCACCGTCAATTATCCTTACCCAAACTTCCGAAGCTGTTAGAACCGTGCCATTGGGAGTGAGAGATACCGTTGTGCAACTGGATATCTGGTCGCGAAATTCCCAGTTGGAACTTGAAACCATTTATGAGCGTGTATTGACTCTGTTAGATTTTCAGTCAGGTAGCAAAAATTCCGCCCACGTATTTTGGGAGAGATTAGGCGGTGCGGTGGACTTGTTTGAAACCGACAGAAGAATCTTTCACCGTTCTTGCACTTTCATAATATGGTCGATAAAATAATTAACTAAAGAAATAAAACTACTATGGGATTTAATCCTAATGGAACAAAAATCTCCTCTCGGATTACTTTTAATTCGGGTATTATAGATTTCGGCAATTCGCAAATTGTCCAAGTGGACAATGTCAGCGTTTCGCTGGAATATACAATAGCCGACCTGTTTGTGCTTGGTTCCATCCGCCCCGCGGACAAAGTAAGGCACAGCCAGAAGGTAATGATGAGTGGTAAAATTAAGTCGTATGCCCCTGAATTGGAAATGGTGGCTTTTGGTTCTTCCTCCATAAGCACCCAAAATACCGCCAATACCATTGACGGCCAGCCGACTTTGCAAAGCCCTGTTGTAACTCTGTTCGACAGGAATAATAAAGAAGTCCAGTATCAACTTTCTGGCGCTTTGTTTAAGAGCACCAAATTGACTTCCCGCCAAGAGGATTTCTCGGAATGGGATTTTGAATTGGAAGCCTTGGACATTGTAGAAGTCTATACACCATAAATATATGAATGACGGAGAAATTCTGACAAATGCTGAGTTTGACTATCCCTTTGGTGGGAAGAGTTTTAAGCTCAAAAAAGCAAGCCTCCAGCTAGTCATTCTTTTCCAGCGGAAAGCCGCGGAGATTGGTAAAGAAAATGACCCTGCTGGCGATTTGCGTATTGCCGCCCATGCTCTTTATTTGGCACTTCATAATGCGGACACAACCGTGACCGAGGAATGGGTGACGGAAAATGCGCCTGGCGACATTAACGTTTTGGAAGTCTTGGGACAACTAGGTTTTCTGAACCAGCAGAAGGTGGCGTTAATGAACAAGATGACGGACTCGCTGGTGAATCAAAGCCTGAACCCAAGCCAACCGACTGGCGAAAACTCTTCGGTTTCATAACCAACCGCACAGCGTGGACACCATCGCAGATTAGCGAACTCACACTCGGTCAGTTGCGAGTGTATCTTGAATATTGGTCAGAAGGCGAAAAAGCCCAAGCTGAAAACGTGGATGGCGGTCAGTTTGACAATATCGGCCTATTCAACGCCACGTCAGGGATTGAACGTAAACCAAAAAATAAATAGCCTATGTCTGTAATTGATAATCTACAAGTTTTAATTACGGCGGACGCGCGCGGTATTGATTCGGTCTTAAAAAGAACTCTGCAAACCGTTACAGGCACCGTAAATCAGATTAACAAACAAGAAGTAGACTGGACATCAATATTTACCCGAAGCGTATCGCCAGCAGTTATTGGAGCGGTGGCTTCGGTTTTTGCTTTTGCCATTTCTAATGCTATCCAGTTTCAAAGTGCCTTAAACCAAATAGGCACGGCGGCTGGTGAGAACGCGGGACAAATTGGGCAGTTAGGCCAAGCGGCATTAGGGCTATCTAACCAAGTCCCCTCCTCGGCCATAGACTTGGCAAATGCGATGGCACAACTGTCGGCTATTTTTCCCAACCTCAATGACCAACAAGCCGTGGCACAGGCTATGGCACAGTTAACAGCGGCAGGCTTTGGCAACTTAAACGACATTGTGGCCGCCACGCTTCCATTATTTAAACAATGGGGCGTGACCACGCAGGATCAGGCTATCTCTGTCCTAACCGACTTAATGCACGGTGCCGAAGCCGCAAAAGAGTCTATCCCCTCTTTAATCGGCCAGTTTATCCAATTTACGCCCGCCTTAGTTGCCAGCGGTGCTACGTTAAATGACTTTAATAAAATTTTGTCTGTTTTTTCCGCCGAGGTTAAAGACCTTGGTGTTCAAGATGCCCAGGCGCAATTCCAGGCGCTTACCGCCTCTTTAACCAGCATTACGGGTCCGATGGAATTATTGTTGGGCAAAAGTAGACAAGGAATTATTCAATCATTTTTGGGTGACGGCGGGTTAACCCTATTAACGGAAACTGCCGACAAGTTAAAAAGTTTGGGTGGGTTGGCACAAACACTCGGGACCGCATTTGGTTTTACTGGCGATCAGGTAAACCGCTTTGTGGCCGATGCCAGCAAGATGCACAGCCAGGTCGCGCCCGATGCCGCGTTAATTGCCACTAACTTACAAACTATAAAACAAGCCTCTGACCAAGCCCAAGGTTCAGTGGGTAATTTGCGTTTGCTGTGGAATCATTTCCTTAACGACATGACCCAATTAGGTCAATTATTCTTGCCGTTAATAAATGGTTTTGCAGGCGTGGTCAATAGCTGGCTAGGAGATATCGGCAAGTTTATTAAGGGTATGGGTGATGGTTTGGGTCAAATTATTTTTGATATCCAGCAGGGTAAAATCGGCCAGGCAATATTAGATACTATAAAATCAGGCTGGTCGTTAGCCCAAATCTTTTTAAAGGCCTCGCCGCTTGGGTTCCTTTTTAACTATGGAAACCTTTATGATATTTTGGGCAAAGTGGTGACGGCTATTCAAAGTGCTATGGCAGGAGTGCTTAATAAAATTAACAGCGATGTGGCTGGTATAGTTTCTAAAGTCACCAGCCAAATTTCTGGTATTACTAACCAAGTCAGCAACTCGGTAAGCAAACTGCAAAGCGTTTCCAACAGCGTGTATAACAATGTGACTAGCAGTGCTTCAAAATTAAGCTCCGCACTTCAAGGCAAATATACTTCTTCCAACCCACAGCAGGAAGCTATTGCCGAAAATTTATATAATTCGGGTTTGGGTTTTACCAACCCCATGATCTCAAAGATTGAAAGCCAGGCCTCAAGCAATAATTTATTGCAACAGTTGTTAAACGCGTTATCCCAAAATATTAGCGGCAGTTCTACTACCTTTGCCCAGCTAAAAAATACTTTTAACATTTCCACCTCCGCGGGACATACTTACAGCACCGCACAGGATATCGCTAAACAACTTTATCAGCAATTCCAAGGAGTTCAATAATGGACTTAGCAACTTTTATAGCGACATACAATGGGACGTTCGTAAATTTTAATGGGACGACCCATCAATGCATGGATTTATATCGCAAGTATGTCCAGCTTGTTTGGCAATTACCGCAAACGCCTGGGGTCGTGGGTGCTTATCAAGTTTTTAATACTTTGGGTTCGGATTATATAAAAATACCTTATACGGCAGGGGCGTTCCCTTTGCCTGGCGACGTGGTGTGCTGGAATCAAAGTTTTTCAGCATTCGGGCATATAGCGATAGTCAATACGGCGAATGCATCCACTATGCAGGTATTCGAGCAGAATGACCCTATCGGCGCGCCAAGCCAATTAGGAACGCATGGATATAGCAATGTCACTGGTTGGTTTCGGCCAGTCGGCGGCGTATCTCCAACTCCTCCTGATCCAATTCAGCCAATTACCTCACTTAGGTATATAATTTTAGATGGACACAAATATGTAATTCAGACGGACACTTACAATATGAAGTGGACGCGCTCTTTTTCATCACAATTAGCAGGCAACATTATTAGATTAAATTTTGTTGACCGCGGTGCGGGTATTAGGGTCTTTGATTTTACATTAATCTTGGAAACTTGGGCGGTAAATTCCTTGCCTTACAAAGACGGGGTTACGGAATCTTGGGATACTCAATTACAAAATTTGGAAGCCAGCTACGCCTTGAAAGCCCGCATCTTGCCCTTCCAAGACCCAACAGGCCGCTCGCCAGGCCCATCTGCACAAAATGGCGTATTCTTTACCAACCTTACTGAGATAATTCCAAAATATGCCACTCCTTTAAAACCGATTGTATTAGCTCAGATTGAATTGACCGAAGCTACTCAACTAATTAACGGCGGACAAAATCAATAATATGTCATTACCATTTTACAGATACATAATTTTAGACGGGAAAAAATACGTGGTGGCCTCGGACACTTATAGCATGAAATGGTCGCGCGCGTTTACTTCCCAACTGGCTGGCAATATTATCCGCTTGAATTTTATTGACCGTGGTCCAGGCATTCGTTTGTTTGATATGACTTTAATTTTACAAACTTGGAAGCCTGGCTCTCAGCCTTATATTGACGGGATAACCGACCCGTGGAATGTGCAGTTGCAGAATTTAGAATCTAGTTATGCATTACAGGCCACGGTGCTTGATTTCCAAGATCCGTTCGGCCGCCACCCTAATCCAACAACAGGCGGTGCAGGCGATTACGGCGTATTTTTTACCAATCTGAGTGAAATTATCCCCAAATACTCCACCCCGCAAAAACCTTTTATGTTATGTGAAATTGAATTAACAGAAGCGACCCAAGTGGTTGCCTAAGAATATGCACTCTCCCTTTGTCACAATCCGCAGTAAAAGCGCACCTTACCAAGTTATTACCTCGGTGGCTTATACCATGTCCGCGCTTGGCGGCAACCTGCTCCCCGTTAAGGAGGGGGAAAATTCCACGCTTGTTTATTTTCGTATTTACAATAATTGGAATGGCTCGGGTAGCGTGGCAACTATGAACAATGTCCGTATTACGGTATTTGATGACGCTGATTCCAATTCTCATACGGCCGCCAAATCGCCAGTTTCGCAATCATGGGTCAGGATTTTTGAAACAGGTTTCGGGGAAGGTTCTACCACTCCAGCATTGCTGACACAATTTATTGGGGAAGATACCCCGATAGGCAGATCGGGAGTAGATTCCTATTTGCCTGAATACGGCAGTAACGGTCAACCCATACCAAGTTTGCGAGCAGGAACGGACGGCAATGGTGTGGGTTTTATTGAATTTGCCACTTATGTGGAAGCGCCCGATATGATAGGTTTCGGGAATTATACGCTTGCTCTTTCATTAGATTATCAATGGTCAACATGATTGCCGACAATATCCCAAAAACTGAAAATACTTTACAGGAACGCGGCTTGCCCGATGATTCTTATTTTGAGGTGGTTTTTAAAGACGGTTCTTCTGTCAGTGAAGTTAATACCAACTGGTCAGCTTTTTCCAAACGGGAAATAATAGATTGCTTCGGACACAAGCAGGCCTGTTTTATTTCAATTTACCCTATCCGAAGCATTAAAATAAAACTCAATGGCTTGGAAGCTTTTATTGATGAAGTGCCTGACGGGGTTGAGGTTTACCAATTCATGCGCTCGGAAAGGGTGCTGGCCAATAATATAGATAAAGATTCGGTGATTGGCCGAGGTATAGGTATGATTAAGGACGGCGCGGTGATTGAGGAGCGATTTATTAACGCCTACGAAAATAAAGTGCAGGGAATGAGAATTTAATATGGCCGATTTAAATATAAATGTTAATGATGCAATAACCGTAACCGAAAGTCTTTCGGCTATGGGTTCTGCCGTGGCGTATAAAATAACCAGTATCGGCTATTTTCCTTTTACCCTTGACGCACCCACCACGGTTTCTTTGGTTCACAATAGCGTGTCGGCAGGTATTAACATTCCGTTTGACCTATTCTTTTTTGGAGAGGAATTACTGGTCTCCGATGGCTGGCAGTTTTATATCGGTAGCAATGGTCTTGTGGGCTTTGATTCCACAAGCATGGACACCGCACTCCCCACGGGAACAATTCCAAATAATACTACCCCCGATTACCAAATTTTTGGTTATTGGCACGACCTTGATCCGAGCGCGGGCGGCGTTGTTAGATACCAAGTTATTGCTGGCCAAGTTTTGGTTATTGAATTTAACAATGTGCCTGAATTTGGAAATCCCGAAACTTCCAACACTTTCCAAATTTGTATTTTTAATAACGACCCAGGCAACGATAACAGGATAGAGATATTTACGCTTGCCACCTCTAACGAGTTGGGGGCTAACAGCGTTCAGGGTTTGCAAAATGGTGACAGCACGATTGCCTCCGCATTAGGAAGCAGGAACTACCAGCCATTTACCTTGGCTAGTGATGCCGTGCAGTTTTCATGGGATTATGTTCGGTTAATAAATGTCGCCGATGCCATTACCGTTTCGGAAGATATTACGGTAAGCATGAAAAGGCGCATCAATGTTTTTGACGCCATCTCGGTTACGGAAAATGTTACTTTCCATACTTCCCACCTTAACATTTTCGTTTTTGACAATGTCACGGTTAACGATACGGAAGATTTGTCCGAAACAATCCCATTAAGTATTTTTGACAGCGTATCGGTTTCGGATTTAATTACGGGCATGGACATATTCAGGAGTTCAATGGACTTGCCCGCCACTCTAATTACTTCAGGCTACAAATGGTTGACCCAAAGTTTGCTGGCCGCGCAACAGCAATTCACTACCCAGCCATATTTTACCGCCCAAATAATTGACGATTCTATTAAGCCCACGGGGGTATCGTCCAGTCCCGTTGCGCCCTACTCCCGCGGCGCGGCCGCCACTACGCCAGATGACTACATTGTGGCCGCTGGGTTTGGTAATGCCGATAACCACATTCATTTTTACAAAACCCGCAATTTGGCCAACGGCTGGGATATTGATATTACCTTGGACACAGACCCCAGCATATTGACCGCCTACGCTAATAATCAGGTCGCCATAGCCGTTTCCGACCCCGTGAACGGCAGTTACCACATTGACGTGGCTTATTTTGCCAATTTTGACGGTTCGCAGGGCGGAAACCCGAATTTGATAGTCCGCCTGCAACGCTCCGAGGACGGCGGTGCTACATGGACGCTAATCACCGTCACGCCCTCAAATCTGCCTTGGGTGACCTATAACGCGGCCGATCCGCCTAATTTATACATAGCTTTGATGAAACCGCGACTGGAGCTTGGAATTATGACCAGCGCGTTCATTTACCCGCAAAGGAACACCAGCATCGTTTCGTCTGGCTATACCACCTACAAATTGACCTATTTCCTATTCCAGCCCTCAGGCGGGTTCTATGTGGACTGGGGCTCTAACGTGGACAGCGGCGACTGGACGATCCATTCTTTTGACAGCTATTTCCTGAACGGTGTTGACTACCTGATTTTTTCGGGCTTTAGAAATATTATTGATGTGCCTAATGCCAAATCCGATAAACAAAACCCCAACTATGCATTATGGATAACTGCGGCTTTGCGCCGCGCCACCGTGGCCGCGCCGACCGATGACTTGTGGTTGCCGCCGATAAATATTATCCCCGCGGACTCCGCAACCTTTGTAAATCAAAACCAATACATTTACCCGCGCGCGAGCGTGCAGAATGGTTTTGTTGATGTGCTGTTTAAAGCGCTGACGGTTGATTCGGTTTCCCAATCCGCCCAAGGTGCCAACGCCTCCACAATCACCACGCATGAAAATTACATGCTAATGCGGTCAAAGGACGGCCAGAATTTCCAATATCCGCAAATCATGGTGGACTCTAGCGCAAATGAAATTTTGGAATTCAGCCCGACAAACCAACTCCAGTCTTTCGTTAAGCAGGATAATCTTTATTACATGTGCGGCGGTAGCCAGTCAATCCAATTTATTTTCAACGATACCGTGGCGGATATTACCACGGACGTTATCGGTTATACCATTGCCGAGGTCGCTGGCCAGCCCTCGTCCATTAACTTGAAATTGGCCAACCAAGACAATCAATGGGTCGGAGCCTCACCAACCAACCCAGGCGCTTCGGCCATAATCAAAAATAGTAAAATTGTCATCTGGCAAGGATTCTATAACTCTGACGGCGTTGCCGAGCTTGTGCCGCGCAATATTTATTATATTGATGACATCAATCAGCAGGTAACCTCCAACCAAAACGATGTGCAGATTATCGGTCGCGATTGGTTTAAAAAACTGAAAACTTTAATTACCCGTTTCTCCCTGCAATGGGTGGGACCGTATTTCTATTCGGATATTTTTGATGGCACAACCCTAAGCAACTGGAATCAACAGACAAACTCTTGGATTGAGGACAGCGACCAAATCGTAACGAGCGATGATTTTGAGGACGACAGCATTATTACTTTTGCCCGCTCGGCGCAAGTGCCGTTCGGCTCAACTATGATTGTGAACGCTACCAATCCGTTCGTTAACCCGACTGGCGGTAGTATGTATATTTACGCGTTTTACATTGATCAAGACCATTTCCTGCGGTTGAATATAACCTATACTGGCGGCGGCACATATTCGTGGGCGGTGGAATTAGGAATAGCCACGGGTAATATCACCGTATTGGATAACGGCATTTTCACATGGACGGGTGACGGCTATTTGTCTTTTATGGTCAGGCAATACGATTACTATAAATGGAATTTCTTATTTACGGCTGTCCCCGCTTTTGTCGGCAATCCTTTGGCCTCATGGAATAGCGCAACCTTATTAAAAAATACCACCAACGGGGAATTTAACCCCTCGCAATTCCTCAGCACCGCGGATTTCCAAAAACCGTGGGCTGTCGGCCTTGGCTGTAAAAATATCCAAGTGCCGTTTGGTTTTTTCCGCTATTCGCAATTCGGACCCGTGACCAACATCTTGTCAGTCATTAAAGCCTTGTCCGCCCGTGCGGGAATATTTGACAGCAAAGTGCAGAATAATTTTACCGAGCCATTGATTGACCCGCAGTTTAGCGGTGACTTTAAAATTTATAATCGGCGGTTGGTGGTTCAGCCTGACGGCACGGCTATTGATATTAACCCTGACTTGCAAATCGGTAACGGCGAACTGATTTTTACCGCCCGCGTGCAACCTGCCGTGACTGACGAAAATGCCGAGTTTGGTTTTTCCTTTATCTTCCGCGCTGATGACGATGTGCCTGACAATGCTTACCAATTCAGGATTCAGCAACATCATGACGGCAACGGCTTTGTCTCCTGTCGCTTTGAACGCGTGGCGTTAGGCACAACTTATATTTTCCCCAATAGCTCGGCCGATGACCAGTTTAGCAGTCCGATGCTTGGCTCTTTGAATATTGATCTTACTAAAAACCATGTTTATAAAATTACGATGGTTGACGGTTGGATGTATGCGTATATTGACGGGGTTATGGTGGCGGTTTGGAATGACAACAATACCGACTTGGATTTCCTTACGGACGGCTTCTGGGGTTTCAAGTCCAATGACAGCAACTCCACGGTTTTTGTGAAAGATATCTACTCCCCTATTTTCTGGAAACCCGTGCAGACTTTTTCCTTTAACCCAGGCGATGACGCTGAAAATGCCGTGCTGTCGCTGGTGCAAAGTATCCGCGGCTGGGTATTCTCGGACTTAATCGGTCGCATGAAAATTATTTTATTGTCCACCAATGACACCTCGGAATACACTTACGAAAACCAGCTTTGGAATCAAAGTGTGGACAGTTCGGATAAGGAATATGTCAGCCAAGTTACGGTTTATGGCACGGGCGTGGCGGCCACGGCGCGGGACACCACGCTGATGTCAGGCGTGAGCGTCCGCGATGCCATTGTGGTTGATTACAGCATTACCACCCAAAGCGATGCCCAAGTGCGCGCCAATAATGAATTACTGAACATCAACCAATACCGCAACCAGTTTTCACCCAAGCAGGTGATCAATGTCGGTGCGGAATTGTTTGACGCGATAACGGTTATCAATACTGGCAATAACACCACGGGCGTGGATTCACCTAGCCGCGTCTATGCCCAAACCATTAACGAGGGGGGCGGTAATAACACCAGCGATTATTCTCTCGTGCTACAAACTGGAAATCTTTAATTTTAGCCTTATACTTTAGATATGAGTTTAATCCCCATAAACCAAACTTTCCAAAGCCAGCAGAGCAAGCTTGTCAAAGCTTCGGTTAAGCGCGCCGTGATTAACAATATCAATGTCGGGACGCGCACGGCCGATGTTTATTTCGTGGAAAATCCGCAAACGGTTATCCGTAATATCCCGATTGCCAGCGGTATTGATGTCGCCTCTATCTCCGTGGGCATGCAGGCGCGCGTAGACACCTTTGACGAAACCAACCCCAATAATATGGTCATCAGCTATGTTATGGGTCAGGCCAGCCCGAAAACGGTTGCACAGAAAAGGTTTATTGACCTTACCGATGTGCCGCAGTCTTATGTTGGTGCGGCGGGGAATTTTGTAAAAGTTTTGGCTACCGAGGACGGTTTGGAATTCGTGGCGGGCGGCGGCGGAGGCAATATTTTTGCCCGAACTGCAACCTTTGTAGTTGTCGCTTCCAATGCCACAGATTTAGTAGACGGAGATTTCTTTTGCACTGGCACCTCCGATGAACTGGTTATCCAGCAGGCCTTAGATGCCTTACCTGCCAATGGCGGCCGTATTATTTTAAGCGACGGGACATTTAACATCTCCTTTGACGCCATGGACGGATTCAGGATAAAAATCCAAAAGCCAGGCATCACCATACAAGGCCAAGGGCAAGGCACTATAATGAAATTTGACGATGGGTTGATTGGTGATCAGACCATGATTTATAACGGCGACCAAGTTCCTTATTTAAAAATTAGAGATATCTTTTTTGACGGCAACTGGCGCAACATTAGCGTAATTGAAGCCACCGACGGCGGATTGGTAAGACTGGGACCGAAAGCCGAGGTCAGCGGGTGTGTATTTTATAATTCCTGCGGCTATGCCATTGTGACGGGATTGGTTGACGGTGGAGAAACTTCCGCAAATACGGGCGGGGATTTTATTCACCACAATGACTTTTTGGAATGCCACCCTGAAATCAACGAAAATACCAGCTACATAATTGCTTTAAATGACGCCTATGAGGGCGCGGTTATTTCGGATAACTTTTTTGAGGAAACCACTAATCCCGAGGGTATCTGGATTGCCGACACCGCCCGTTTTGCCAGTGTGGATTTTAATAAAGTTACCAATAACTATTTTCACAGCACCTCGCCTAACGCTTCCATGTTATTTGTTTCAGGAATTCAAATTACTTCCCATAACACATTTTTGATTGAAGGTGACGGCTTTGAGGGGACGGCAATTACAGGTGATAATTTGGATTCTATAATTGACGGTAATTATATTGAGCATTGGTTTGTCCCCGTGGCAGGGTCAATCGTGATGTTTTACGGCTGGAATATTATTAACAATTTTATAACTTTCGCGGCCGAGGCCATTGACGGCAACCAAGCTAACATAATTGGTAACCATATCTATGGTTACTACTTGGGCATTTCCAGCTCAGGGCTTGACCAAGGATTTATAAATGATAATTATCTTTATTATTTTAGCGGGTTTGGCTACTACGAGGATTATTCTTTTGTCCATGTCGGGATTAACATAACTTCCAGCGGTGGCTCGCGCATGAATGTAGTCGGTAATGTTTTGGATTTTGACGGCAACCATACAAAAACAACGGCTGGCCATTTGACCGTGGGTATAGCGGGTAATGCTAACCAAAGTAACATCTCCAATAATATTATTAGCGATTCCAATATCGGGATTACCTTTGGTTCTCCGTGTATAGTTGCCAATAATGTTTTAGTCGGCAATTTTTATGGCATATGGTCTGCGTATGTTGACCCCAGCGGTAGTGGTTCTGCTACGGGCGTAACAGGGGCAAAATCCGACCATTCCATTATTTCGCATAATTTTATTTATGGGCAATCGGGAAGTTTCCAAGTTGGATTTTACGCCTTTGCCTTGACGGTCGGTGACGAAATTAGCGGCACCTCCTTGGGGAATGTGATTGAAGGCAATATTATACAGGAGTATGGCTGGGAAGGAATTAGGCTATTGGATTGTAGCTATGCTACGATTAACGCCAATGTTCTCCAAAATGTGGGTAAGGTCGCAAATAATGCTTACGCCGCAATTTTGATTACCAACGGGGTGCTTAATTCAACTTACAATACCTTAAATGGGAATACGGTAAGGTCGTCGTATTCCAATAAGCACAGATACGGCATTCGCGAAAATAGTTCAAGCGATGGACCAAACATTATGCTGGGAAATATCCTGCGCAATGCGGTCACCGCCAATTTGTCCACGCTAAATGCCTCAACAATTAAAGCTCATAATATAACTACATAATAATATGGAAGCAACTTACACAGTTAAATCAATAGAGGACAAAGGCACGCGCCTGATAATTCATTTCCGCGTGGACTTTGACGGCAGGTATAGTAATTCTATTCTTATCGTCAGGTCGGACACCACCGAGGACGAATTAAAACAGCGTTTACAGCAACGCGCCGAGGTGGTTAAGGCCATGCTTACCCGCACGCCTCAAGACCTCACGGGAGAACAAATCGTAAGCCAGGCCAAAGCCCAAGTTTCCAACATAGACGGCTTGCGCCAACTGATTGACCAAAAGTTTGACCTCCCCAGTAATCCTGACGCGGAAGCAGTATAATATAATAAAGGTCGTTAATTAAAAGAAACAAACAAACATGCAAAGTATATTGGTTTTTGGCGTAGTCAGTGCGGCAGTTTCATTACTGGTGCAATGGCTAAAGAATTTTAAATCCGACCGCCCGTCTTGGTTCAGCCAAGCGATTCTTATCGGGGTGTCTTTGGTTGGCGGGGGAGTATATCTTTATTTCCAAGCACATCAGGACTATTGGTTGCAGGTGGTCAAGGTTTTGGCTGGCGCGGACGTAATTTATTCGTTCGTGATCTCCAAATTTGAGCCGCCAAGCACGCCAGAATAAAAGTCCATAGCGCTATTGTCTTTTCAAAATTGAGGCCGCTATGTCGGCCTCTTTTTTGAGAGGAGGATTATGGTGACGAACTTTTGCTGGAGGTTCTGTCATGCGTGCAAAAAGAAAACCCGCTGGTTAACTTTTTGCGATTTATTCTCAATGTGCGAGGAGTGCATTCGCGCCGAGACGGCTGATTTGGTAGCAGATAGAAACGAGGACTGAAAGGGGAAGTATGGACAACGTGAAGAAAGTTTTAGGCGGCGGTCGCTTGTGCAATAGCTTGCAATGCAACCTCCGCTTGGCACCAGGAGAAGAAGCGCTGGAGGTGGACGGGAAAGTTTACCACTTGCGGTGCAACCCGCTGAAACAAAAACCAACCGTCAGAATTAAAGCGCTCACAGCGCCAGTCAATCAGTTTTTGCAGTAAGGGGGTGATCTCAATTCTTGCTGGCCTAAACCGCCAGCCACAAGCTGACGCAACTGGACAAAAGCACCCACATAGAGGTGTTGTAAGCAAGAGGAGGCGTAGCCAAACAGCACGCCTCTTCTCCATTAAGAGTGGATAACTTGAATATAGGCCGATAAACTGGCTTAAATAGGCCTATTGCGTAATTCCCCTATATAGGGCTATAATATCTTTGAAAGCACTCGGAGGTCGAGGTGCATTCACACCAAACTATATTACCACTAACATCATGCAAAACAATACGATGCAAAAAAATATTGTTAGAAATTAAAACCCTTATTTAAAATTGGGTTTTTTATTATGATAAATACACTTAAGTTTCAAGTAGAACAAATCCTCAGGGATTTTCCCGAATCGCGCAATAGCGATATTACTCTAATGATTGAATTGTGGAAGAGATATTTTCCGCACTATATCAGAACAGGGACATCGGGCGAATTAGGTATTTGGCTTCAGGGGCTTTATGACCTGCCGCGGGAGGATGGTATCAGCAGATTGCGGAGGCTGATACAAAATGATGAGACTCGCATTCCCGAATTAAGGTTCTTGCCTACCTCTTGGGAAGTAGCACGCCAGCGGTCTATCAATGAAGAGACGTGGCGAATAGCAATGAGGCAACACTAAAATTAACTAATGCAAAAAAATATGCAAATTGAAGAAATAATAGTACGTTCCTTGGATAACGGCTACACGGTCAAAGTTCATTCCAAGGAAGATAATAATTGGGGAGATATAAAAAACTTTATCGCCCCTAATATAGAAGCTGTCTTAAAAATAATTAACGAGTGGTGTTCAAAGGCGGAAGCCAGCAAGCCCACGGAACAACCCCCATTCTAATATGGAAAATAAAACATTATTCCCCCGCTCTAACGCTTGGACTATGGCGGGCGTATGGAATGCGGCGCTCGTTAGCAAAGAGGATAGACCAGCACAGGAACGCAGTCGGGTATGGGCAAGTGAGCTTGGCAAACCCAATATAGAGATATTCCTTAAAATGCGGGGCGTGCAACCGACCAACCCGCCAAACCCCCGCAGTAAGCGTAAATTTGAGGCAGGCAATATGTTTGAGTGGATAGTCGGGCTTGTCCTCAAGCGCGCGGGCATATTAAAGGAAAATCAAAAGTGGGTGGATTATACCTACCCTGGGCTAATACAGGTAACGGGCAAAATAGACTTCATAGCGGGTGGCGTGCCTGATTACGAACATTACCGCGCCAATTTAGAGGCCTTGGAATTACCCGAATTCTTTATGACCGCTTCACAAGCGATTGTCGAACACTTCCAAAAGAATTATCCCGATGGATTAGGCGACCTATTTTTGGAAATCAAAAGCTGTTCATCATTTATGATGGATGCTATGGAGCGAACGCAAAATGCTTCTAAAAACCACCGCCTACAATTATTCCATTACTTAAAGGCTTGCAACTTTCCGAGAGGCAATATAGTTTATATTTGCCGAGACGACCTTAGAATGTTAGAAATTCCTGTAATCAATTCTACCGATAATCCCGAAATGGCATCTGTTGAATCCGAATACAAAGAAGCGATTGAGCAGATCAGTGCATTCTATACTGCCCACAAGAATACGCCTTTAGAAAAGTTTTTACTTAAGCCCGATACATCGGACGAGCTTAAATGGAAATGGGTGCAATTAGATGGTCTGCCGACTCTAGAGCCTGTCATAGTATGGGATAAGGATTTAAGAAAGTTCTCCCGTAATTGGGGTGTGGAATATTCTAGCTACCTTACAATGCTATACGGCTTTGAAAGCCAAAAACAATTTGAGGATATGGTTATGCCGATAGTAGCACGCTGGAATAGGGTTTTAGGCAGAGTGAAAGATAATGCCAAAATGACACCAAAAAATATTGATGTCATTAAGGAAATGCAATTTAACGGGTTCAAGGTCGAGGAACTCGCACCGCAGTATTCGGGAGGCGAAAAGGAAGAGGAAGAGGTGGCTGTATGAGTAAAAATCCTTATATCCGCAAACACGAAAGTTTGTCGAAAGGCGGACGCTCTAAATTCTTTTGCAAGCTTTGTCCCAAATGGTTTTACCGCAAGGACGAGGTTAGGTCGCATGTATTAACTCATAAAAGAAAGGTGTAATATGGGATATGGACCCGATGACACGCAGGAAATGGAGGTCAGCATTACCTGCCCGCATTGTAAAGAAGATTTTGACCAAAAAGTAGAGGTCGGCATTTACTACAAGACCGATGTAGATGTCACACCAGTAGATTAACTAACTAAACTATCAATATGCAAAATGATGTTTCAAGCAAGACGGGCGAAGGCATTTACCGCCGAGCCGCTATGTCACTAAATGAAATTACCTTTAATGGTAATGATGGTATCTTTTTTGAAAGGGATAAGGATGCCAAAAAGGACGATAAAACAAATAAATATCCTAAGACCCAAATTACTCAAGAGGGCGAGTCTATAAGCGTTGTATTCCTAAAAATTCGCCGTGTGCTGGCTTCATTCTCTAAAAAGGCTAGTATGAGGACTAACGAGCATAACCACAAAAACGAAACGGTTACGCTTTATAAGGCCGATGGCAAAGAATTTGGGCTGGCCAAGGACTTGCGCGATAAATACCCGCAGTTAAAAACCCAGCAAGTAGTTTATTGCTGGATACCAGGCGACAAGAATTTGACTGACGGCAGGATAGTTAGATTGGTGGTAAAGGGTTCATCGCTCGGTTCGGATTACAAACACGGCACGGAAGTTCTAAAATTTTACGATTATCTGCAATCATTCGCTAATGACGAACACTCCCACGAGTTTATAACAGAACTCAAGCCCGTGAAAGAAGAAGGACCACAAGGCGATTATTACGCTATATCATTTGTTAAAGGTTGGAAATTGGATGAAGCTGAAGCCGAGTTTGTGGCCACAACTATTGATGATATCCATGAAAGAATTACGGCTATTGATGATAGGCTTAAAGCCAATTTTGGTAAACCTATGGATGCGGCCGTGCCAGCGGATGCAACAGTAGATGAGGACGTGGAAGATATCCCGACAATTCAGCAAGGCGATGATACTGGTTCTGATGTAGACGTTGACTCAATACCATTTTAAGTTTAGAATGGTATTATGTATAAAAGGTCTACTCAAGGCGAACTAAATAGACTGGCTTCACTACCGAAAGGTAAAAGCCATTGGCGTTGGTCGAAAACGCCTACTGTGTCTGCCATTCACCGATGGTTAAATAGATGGTATGGGCGAGCGAATAAATGCGAAAATAAAAAGCATGATAATAGTAAGCCTGTAAAGAAATTTGACTACGCACTTATTAAAGGCAAGCCCTACGCTAAAAATCGTAAGCATTTTAAAATGCTTTGTAGGGCTTGCCATATAAAATATGATTGGACAATACAGAGACAAAAAAAGGTTATCAAAAATCTTAATCGTAAGGGGTATATAAAAAAATATGGACGAACAATCGGAAATGTGGTCAGAGCATAAAAAAGAACGACAGGCCAAGCGGTGGAGTAATGTTGAACAATCGCTTGGCCTCCTCGCCCGCAACGACATTGAATATGAAACCCTCAATGCCGACATAGCCCATTACAGGGTGGGGACGATTTCCTTTTGGCCAACCACGGGAAAATACTTTGATCCGAAATCTGGCATATCGGGTCGGGGCGTGCAAAATCTAATCAATATAATAAAAAACCATGACCATAAAAAAGTTTCTTGAAGAAAAATTAGAAAGTGCAAAAACTATGGTATCTTACCATGAAAAAAATCTGACCAAAGCTAAAGAGGAATTGTTCATGCTTGAGCAATTATATTCACAATTAACGGATAAATAAAATGCCGAAATTGGTAATAGACGAATATGTCCAAAAAGTCCAATGGGCTTTAAACGACTTAGAAAGTTTTGCTACGGACTTAGAAAATCAAAATATTCAATTAATGGATGAAAATAAAAGTCTTCAAAAAGAATTAGACCAAGCCCAAGATGAAATTGAAACTTTGGCGTTTGGAGAAAAGGAAAAATAAATTTATGGGATACCAAATTGAACAAGACCAAAAAGTTATAGAGGCGATGCACAGATACGGCGGTAGTTTTGTAAAATCTATTGCCACCGCATTTGACCACGCCGACCATGTAAATTACGCAAAATTAAAAGCGGCTTTCCCCGAATATTGGAAACAATATAAGGCGATGGCAGAAAAGGCTGATGTCGTATGAACTCGGAAGATTATAACAATTTAAGCACTGCCGAATTAGACGCTGAGGATGAAGACGAATCTTTATCCACAACCCCTTAGTTGCTTAATAACCCTATATAAGGCATAATAGCCTTATACATTAAATACAAAAATATGGCTCAACGTAGAATGTTTAGCTTGCAAATAGTGGATACCGATGCCTTTCTAGAGATGCCGATGTCGTCCCAGCTTCTTTATTTCCACTTCGCAATGCGGGCTGACGATGAGGGATTTGTCGGCAATCCAAAAAAAATAATAAAAATGGTCGGCAGTAATGAGGACGATTTCAAAGTATTGATAGCCAAGAGGTTTTTACTGGCCTTTGAAAGCGGGATTGTGGTTATAAAGCATTGGCTTATCCATAACAGTATTCGTTTGGATAGGTTTAACCCAACCTCCCATCAAAAGGAAAAAGCCCAAATAAAGACCGCAGAAAATAAGGCTTATACCGAGGTGGATACCACTCGGCAACCATCTGGCAACCAAAGCCTGCCTCAAGTTAAGTTAATTGAAGGTAATATAAGTGAAGTTAATTCAACCTTTGCTAAAGCAAAGGGGCGCAAGCGCCCTAGTGTGAAAAATCCAATTATTCAAAGTTTATGGGATTTTGGAAGAAACTTAGGATTTTCCACGGTCAATGAAAAAATGAATCGCTATGCTTTAAACCGCCTGCTTAAAAAGAAGAACTCCGAACAGTTAAAGAAGGCCGCCGAGTTTTCCCAAGAGATTAGGGAACAACCTTATGCGCCGCAAGTTAATAATTGGATTGACCTTGAACAGAAGTATTTAAAATTAAGGGACTTCGTGCAAAGGCATAACCGCAAACAGCAAGAGGTTTCGGAAAGGCATTTAAAGTTATGAGTTTTTTGATAGTATTTTGGGATAAGTCTAAAATACAGATCAGCGATTCCACGGCCGAGAAGTTGAAAGAAGCGATTGGCGCGGAAAAAATTAAAACCTTTGAGATTGGTAGAAACCTTTACTCGGTATCGGCTGTTGAAAAAATAATCACTAAGGAAGATGCTTATGACACGTTCCCGAAAGAATGGGATAAATTACAAACAATGAAAGACGAAGTCTTGCCGAAGGTATTGGATATCGGCGAAGGTAAAACATTAAAATTAAAGTAGATTTATGAAAAAAGACATTTTGGAAAAGGCAACTGACCTGAAACACAATATTGACCAGCTCGGCGGTATGATAAAAGCACTTGGAACTGGCGATCAATCCAATGATTCATTCTTTGGCACTATCGGAAGTTTTGCGGATATGCCCGAGGAGTTTAGAATTGAAGTTAAGGAATTGTGCGCGAAATATCAAACTAAATTAGAAAAGGAATTGGAGGCACTATAATGGCTTACAAAAGACATTACGATGAGGAAGTAATATCTTCGCCGATTAACTGGCCGACCTATACTCGGGACGACTTGGATGCTTTCGCCGAGTTCCTGAAGAAATATAAAAATATTAACGACGCGCGGGTAGCCGTGGGCGCTATGTCAAGGAAAATGCATTACGGCACGGTTATATACTGCGTGCTTGTAACTAAAACGGGCGAATGGCAAGGCCGTGATGTTTATAAAAATCCGACTGAGTATGAATTGTTTGAGCATAAATTAAAGGCTTTGGAGCAAAGGGACGGCAAGCGCGAATACGCTCAAAAAATGGAAATGGAAGGATTGAGTCACGCCGAACCGCCGCCGCTTAAATCTGAAGATTACGGGATACCTTTTTAATGATGCATTATGAAACATTTAGATTTATTCAGCGGAATTGGCGGATTTGCCTTAGCAGTAGATACCGTCTGGCCGAATAGCGAACACATATTTTGTGATAATGATTTATTTTGTCAGCAAGTATTAAAAAAGCATTGGCCTAATTCAAAAATTTATGGAGACATCAGACTTCTTGCCAACACCGAAGACCAACAACGAGAACTGGCAATGGAATGGAAGCAGGACGAGAAAAATTCCGTCTTTGGGGGAAAGGATACGATCCTCACGGGAGGATTCCCCTGCCAGCCTTTTTCCCACGCTGGGCAAAGAAAGGGCATTGATGATAATCGCTACCTCTGGCCAGAAATGCTTAGGGTTATACGAACTTTCTCGCCGACATGGGTCATTGCTGAAAACGTGCGTGGATTACTTACTCTCCAGCAAGGCGTGGTATTCGAGCAAGTGTGTAGTGACTTGGAAAGCTCAGGGTACGAAGTTCAGCCGTTTGTTATTCCAGCTGTTGCCGTTAACGCTCCGCACCGAAGAGACAGGGTCTGGTTTGTTGCCTACCGCAGACAGCAGTCAGAGGGGAACGAGAAAATCGGATTTAGTAACGGGCAACAACCAAGTAATGAGGCGAGGGAGCAAACAATTAAGGGGAATGGATTTGCAAACCAAGATATCAATGCTTCCGACCCCACAGGCCATAGACGGAAGCGGGAAAGGCCGAGCGTTGAGAATGAAAAAGGACACACCACGAGATCCAAACAAAAAAGGAAGCTGGCGGGGCGATTTGAAAGACCACATAGCGATGTTGCCGACTCCAACAAGCGTGGATTACAAAAGTCGGGGGCCAAACAGCAAGCAGGGCGGAATAGACCAGACAATAAAAATGCTTCCTACTCCGAGAGCGGCCAACCCAGGAAGCAGGCCGAATCAAAAGGGCGGGAAAATTTTGAACGAGGAAGTTGGGATCAAGAATGGCTTGAAGTTGCAACCCGCCTTTGTGGAATGGATGATGGGCTACCCGTCAGGCTGGACGGACTTGAACTTACCAAAGCAGGCCACCGCACTCAAAGGTTAAAGGCTTTAGGAAATAGCATCGTGCCACAAGTGGCAATAGAAATAATGAAAGCTATAAAATATGCAACTAACTGAAACAAAACGCCATCAAATTTGTGAAAAAGCCATAGAGCTTAAAAAGGATATTGAGTTTCGTTTTATTGAGCTAGGCGCATTGCTTTACCAGATTAGAGAGGAGCGTCATTACGAAGCGGGCTGGAGTTCATGGGAGGAATATGCGATGGAATTAAAAATGCGGACATCAACCATTTCGCGCCTTATCTCCATTTACGAGGAATTTGTGCTAAGGTTCAAAATTCCGCATGCGGAATTAGCTTCGGCTGGCGGCTGGTCGGTATTGGCTGAAATATTGCCTGACATCAATGAAACTACCACCAAACAAGAGATTACGAGCTGGTTGGGCGAAGCAAGCCAGTTAGCCCGCCCCGACCTGCGTAGGGCAATAACTGAACGCAGGAGGGGCGTGGATATGGCTAAGTGCGCCCATAAAGATACTTATACCATTAAAATATGTCGCACTTGCGGCGAGAAATGGACAGAGCATGGTAACCAAAATAATAAAAAAGGATGACGACCCCATAGCATTACGTGCCAGTATCGGCGGAAAGCCTGAAATTGGTTTCTACTGTGTATTTCGGGGTAACAAGCCTGATGTAATAGAAATGCTGGAAAAAGTAATTAACGATTTAAAAAATGGAAGTTAGAGAATTTGCTTTTGGCACAAGGTCAATTATTAGGGTCTTGCCCGAAAGTTTTGGGGAGAAAATTTGGTGGGAAAATTCTTTATCAAACCGCCAAAGAAAAATGGCCATTGATAATATGCTTAGACAATATTACCGCTATGGAATTAAAAAGTTTTCCAATGATAACCTCAATAACCGCTAAATGTCGGCGTTGTCAAAAAATCCATACTTGGACTCATTTTGCAAGCTATGAAATGTTGCAAAGGATAATCAGAGAAGGTCATAAAATATTAACCATTAATGGAAAAGTTTATGAGAGAAATAAAATTTAGGGCATGGAATAAAGAACTCAATGTAATGATTCGTCCTGAAGGAGTGATGATGCTTCCTAAAGGCGATGGGGGTCAGCAAATGTCTGCGGGTGCGGGTTGGCAATATGAATTAATGCAATTCACAGGTCTCAAAGACAAAAACGGCAAAGAGATTTATGAAGGGGATTTAATTAAAATTGTAGATAGTCCGCTTTATACAGTCATTTGGCATTTTAACCGATTCATATTAAGAGGACATTCTACTCACGAATTTAGAAAAATTGATGTTGATCATTTTTATCAGGTTGTCGGCAACATTTACGAAAATTCAGAATTACTAAAATGAACGAAATTATCAAAGCCTCCGACTTGGAGCATTTGCTATCAAAAAAATATAGCTGGCCAGCGTGGATATTCCTGCCACAGGTTAGAAGCACAACAGGTTTCGCCAGTCCTATAAGGACGGCGGACGGCATCGCAATCAATACTTATCCCAGCCGAGGTTTTGAAGTAAATGCCTTTGAGATAAAAATATCCCGCTCTGATTGGCTGGTAGAATTAAAAAATGTAGAAAAGGCCGATGAGATTTTTAAATTCTGTAATAAGTTTTGGATAGTAGCGGCCAATAAAGATATCGTAAAAGTCGGCGAACTACCCCCAGGCTGGGGATTGATGTATCCGCGGGCTAACGGCCTCGGCACAGCCGTTCAATCCCTAAATCACGAAAGCATTGTTAACATGGGCTTTGTCTGCGCTTTACTCCGCCGTGCCACAGAAGGTATGATATCGGCCACTACGGTAAAGCAGGAATTATCGGAGCAATACAGGCGCGGGCAGAAAAGTCGTGATTATGAATTTGAGGCGGCTACTAAACGGCGCGATGAACTTTATGAAGTTATTAAAAACTTTGAGGAAGCTTCAGGGATAAAGATTGAGAAGTGGAACGGCGATCATGATGCGACAACAGTCGGCATGCTTTAAAACGAGTTCTGGCTGGGGAGAAGTTTGATATCAAATGGAATTTAGAAAATGCGGAATCAACTTTACAGCACGCCATAGACGACATTAACAAAACGCGCAATGCGTTAGGGTATAAAAATGCAGGGCAATAAAGGCGAATGGAATAACAGGAACTCGGATGTGCAGGGAGTGTTCGCGCGCAAAAGAGCCATCTGCCAAGACTGCCGCAAAAAATTTGATGTGCGCCCTTGGGATGATAAATTTAAGCGCGAGCATTGCCCAAAATGCAGGAAAGATTATAAAGACGAAATATTATGACCGAAAAACAATTAAAATTAAAAGCATTTTATGAGGACAAGGCGAATTGGCGGCCGCCGTCATATTCGCAGATAGCAAGATATATGGGCTGGAAATCAAAGCGCAGTGCTTCCGAGATGCTGAAAAGAATTTACTCCGATGAAGATTTGTCCAAAATGCGGCATGGAAGTGGAAGCACTGACCTATGACCACCGCGTGCCGAAATGGTTTTTAAGCCGAATGTCCTACTTTGGATTTTCCAAGCTGAAAGAAAGCAAACTGCGAAAACACAATATTGAAATGCTAAGGCAGATGATTTGTGTTAAATGCAATACGGCCAAAGGTGGTAAAATAGATTGGGACGACCCTTTGGTAAAACAATTTATGTTTGAATTGGTGCAAGCAATAATGGATAAATTAAATATCTTATGACAAGTTTTGGATTGGAAGTTTACAATCAATGGATAGCGAATTTTGCTGGCGGATTTAATTTTTTACAATTCAGCATTTTTACCTATGAAAGGTTTAAATGCGGAAATTGTGATAAAATCCACGAGATGATGAGCAGTAGCCTAATAATTTTGGGAGTGGGGTTAAGGTTCTCAATTTTATACGAAGGCGACGATGCTAAGTAATCCGTTTCCGCCACGGGTTCGTTCCATGTATCTTTACGTCTTTGCCTGTTTTAACTGCGGGCGTTCAGATAAGGGACTAGAACTCCATCATATTTTCGGCCGCGAAAGCCCTGCGGCTTTTAATGCTTGCCCCCTGTGCAGGGTTTGCCACGCGGCCGTTACCAACAGCAATGAGGAACGGGCGCGTTTTTTCTTTAAGAATGTGGAATTTTTGCTGGACAACCACTACGAATTACAGCCCGATGATTTGGCGGTGGTGGCCAAGCACCCATTTTTAATTGAGACCGAAGCCTACAAAAGAATCTTTGATACGAACGGCGATGTGGATAAGAACCTATTAAATTACCCAAAATAGGGGTATAATATAATATGGGTATAAATATCTCGCAGAACAAATACCACAATGTCCGAACGGAGTATAACGGCCGTTGGTTCGCCTCAAAATTAGAAGCCAGCCACGCCAGAGATTTGGATTTAATGCGCCGCGCGCAAGACCCAACTCAAAAAGTCGTGGCCGTGAACTATCAGTATCGGATACCCGTTAAAGTTAATGGGGTGTTGATTTGCCATTATGTCGCCGACTTTTATGTAATGTTTGAGGACGGGCATAAGGAAATTCACGAAACCAAAGGCGTCAGGACAGCGGTATATTTAATTAAGAAAAGATTAGTTGAAGCAATTTACGGAGAAAAGATTTTAGAATTTTAACGCGGGGTGGAGTAGGAGTCGCTCGGCGGTCTCATAATCCGCACACGCAGGTGCAAATCCTGCCCCCGCCACCAAACTATGGCCAATAAAGCACAAAAAGCAATAGTGTCCCTTGATCACCCTGTTCGGAGAGAAATCCGCAGGGGTTTAGTTAAACATGGCAAAGTTAAAGTAGTGGGCTTGGGTATTTTTGAAACCCGCAAGATTCCCGCACGTCGCGGTCGCAATCCGCAAACCAGCAAAATAGTTATGATTCCTAGCTATCTTAAAATCAAATTCCGTCCTACTAAGGCGTTAAAAGAAGCTGTCTGCTAATGCAACAAATTTCTTACCTCCCAACCGAACAACTTAAATTGCATCCGCAAAATCCTCGGCGTATTGACGAGAAGCAGATGCAAATTTTGTGCGACAGCATTAAAGCTAACCCCGATTATTTTGAAACCCGCCCTATCCTTTGTAATAAGGATATGGTGGTATTTGCAGGTAATATGCGTTTACTGGCCGCCCAGCGATTGGCATTAAAAGAAGTGCCTGTGGCCGTTATGGATATATCGGAAGAACGACAGAGAGAGCTGATGATTAGGGACAACCGCTCTAACGGATTATGGGATTTTGATTTGCTTGGTAATAATTTTGATGTAGACAATTTACTTAAATGGGGCTTCAACGAGAAAGAATTACTCGGAAGCCCTTTTGATTTTTTTCCAAATTCCGACAAGGATGAGAAAATGCCCGACATGCCCAATACCCCCCCCATTGCCCAATTAGGTGATGTGTATATTTTAGGCAACCATAGATTGATGTGCGGCGATAGCACCAACCTAGATGATGTGCAAAAGTTAATGAACGGGCAAAGCGCCGACATGCTATTTACAGATCCGCCTTATAACATTGCTTATGAACAGCTTAATATGATGAGGGAAGGTGCTAAGGATTGGTCTAAAGAATCTGAATGGAAAGATAAAATGACTGATGAGCAGTTCCAGCAATTTTTGATAACTATATTAACGAATGCCAAAACGGTATTAAAAGAGTTTGCCCATTTCTATGTATGGTTTGCATTTAAATTTTATAAGGAATTAGTGATAGCTTTTGATTCTAACGAAATTCATTACGACAAAGTTCCATTGATTTGGAAAAAGCAAACCGTGCCATTAAGCTGGGCGCGCTACCACAGAAATTACGAACCCTGCTTATTCGGGGGCAAGGAAACTATCACGGCCAAGAACGGCGGTCGTTGGTTTGGTCCTAATAATGAAACCACGGTTTGGGAAATAAATACTGATAGCAATATTTCTTACGTTCATCCGACACAAAAGCCCACGGCACTTGCCGAACGTGCTATTAAAAATAGCAGTCAGGAAAATGAAATCATTTTAGATTTATTTGGAGGCTCGGGATCCACATTAATCGCCTGTGAAAAAACTAAGCGTATTTCCTTTACAATGGAATTAGACCCTCACTACGTGGACGTGATTGTAAAAAGATGGGAAGAATATACCAAACAAACGGCGATAAAGGCATAAGGAGTGGATAACTTTAAAAATTCCGCTTGAACTTACAAGAAAATCTTTGAGAAAATCGGCATATTTTGGTCTATTTTGCTTGCGTAATTACCCTATATAGGCTATTATATATGTAGGGTATGTTCTTTAACAACTTAAGCCGATTGGAAAGGGAAAATATGAACGTCAAAAAAACACAAATGAGTGTCCTAGAGGTTTATAGAATGGTTTTAGAACAAGCAGATTTTTGGAGGGAGCAGGCAAAAAAAAGTCCTGACGATAGATACACCACTTCAGAAAGGGGATTAAGAGAAGCGATGGCGGGAGAATTATATGCGGTTGCCGCCAATTTAGAAAGAACCCCCGAAGTTAATCCAACTAAGTAAACTAATTTATCGGCTTAAGTTGCTAGGGTGAAAATCCTAGATTGTTCCTTAACAACTTAATAAGCGGATTGGAAAGGGAAAAATGAATTTTATTGAAACCAATTTAAATCCAACAGGCAAAAGAGTTAACGATTGTGTGGTGCGAGCTATAATGAAAGCCACAAATTATACTTGGCGAACGGTTTATGCGGGACTAACGGGATTAGGCAATGATTTATATCGGTTGCCTAATGAGAAAGAAGTTTACCACCTTTATTTAAAACAACTCGGGTGGGAAAAACAACCGATGCCAAGACACGAAAATCGCAAACGCTATACCGTAATAGAATTTGCCGCAGAGAATCCTGTAGGCACATTCGTAATATCGGTTGCCAATCACTTAACGGTATTGGTTGACGGCAATCTATATGATACATGGAATTGCAGTCGCAAGTGCTTAGGCAATTATTGGAAACGAAAATAAACTAATTTATCCGCTTATTAAGCTGTGAGGGTGCAAACCTTCAGAGGTGGCGAGTATTTGGCAAGATAGCTCGTGATTGCCTTTAACAGCGAGGTTATTGGTAATATTCGCCCCCTTTCCAAAATAAGGTTCGTTGATTTGTTGCTCTCTGGATAAGCTCGTAAAACCTAAGGCCGAAAGGCTATGGAGATAGCGAGATGCAGACAAAAATGCGAAGTAGCCGTTAAGGGGCGAAAGCATAGAGTTGCCTTAATCAACTCTTCCCGACGACAGGGAGCAGGGAATCAGCGAACCGCAAGGTGTATAATAATTTGGGAGTATGGTGTGCAAAATCGGTAGCCTTAAAACCATCCGACTTCCCACGTTCGGCCTGATGGCCAAAGCGTCTGGAAATAAAATGTGCCAGCTCTCACGTAAAATCTATGAAGGAAATTTTTAAAGAATGGAGTTTGTATGTATTTGCTGTAGGCATTATTTTACTTGCTATCGGTATTGAGATTTTTAGATACAAAGTTTGCATGAGTTTTGCCCATAATCACCTATACTGCTTATTACATTAATCCTATTAAATTCAGTCCTCACAGAGTATAATTATATTGTAAGGTTAACCTTAATAATTAAGCGAAAGGAATCTTCCTATGCCTATTGACTCTGCCGCGTTTAACGCGGAATTGCAGGCCTTGGCAGACAAATACCAAGTTCATATCACGGGAAAAGCGACACCTGTCAATCCCGATGAAGATGACTTTGATATTACTGCACAAGCGGTCACGCCTCCTGCGGCCTAAAAGGTTGGGGCTGTTTAACAACAGCCCCTTTCTATTTTTTTAAATAAAATTATGTTCTTATCTTATTCACAACGTGATCCCAAGTGGGCAGATACAAAAATGGGCAGTAGTAATTTAACTATTGGTCGCTATGGTTGCACCACCACCAGCATTGCAGACCTGTCTACTTATTTTGGCGACAACTTAACCCCTTATCAAGTTTCCCAAACTATAAGTTATATTCAAGGCTTAGTTATCTGGACGACCTGTAAATTTACAAAGTTTCATTTTTTAAATCGTGAACGACTCCGAAGCGATATCAATATCAAAGCCGCATTAGATGACCCGAACAGAGCGGTAATTTTAAACGTGGCCAATGGTTCACATTGGGTAGTGGCAACGGGCTGGGATAATATCAATAAAGTTTTTAAAATCGCAGACCCGTGGATCGGGGACAGAAGCGATATGCGCCGATATAATAACAACATTACTGGCGCGGCTTATTTTGGGAGATAATATGGCACACGAACAACCAGAACGAATAAAAGAATTATTGGAAAAAGAAAAAAACGGCACGCTAAATGCCGCCGATTTTGAAGAGCTGAAAAGATATCGTGAAAATCCGCAAGGACACGGATAACATTATAATTAAGTGCTATAAAATCGTTTAGAGGGCGGAGGGGTTTGAGGGAACGTAAACGACTGTCAGCATTTGAGGCAAAATGTATAAACTTTCTTAAAAAGCTCCTGCTGTTCTTGCTTATGAGCCTGTATTTAATAGGCTGGTTCGCGATAAGAACCGCGGCTGACGCTCCAACTCAACCACCTCAACAATTAGATTTTTTACCAGACATCTTACAAAATGCATCAAGCACTATATGCACAAGTGGGGGAAATGACCAGCCTGCGACTGGATGCGCAAGTCCCGTTCATTTGGAAGTTCCTAAACATGCCACCACGACAGCTAAAAGGCTACCGACTGGACATTCTACCCGTTCCGAAAAAACGGTATCAGCCGACTCTTTACAGCAATACCTCCAAAGGAATAATAGCCCTCTTGCGGACTATGCGCCGCAAATCGCTAGTTCGTCATATTCCAGTCTCATCATCGGGATCTGTGCGATTGAACAATATAATTGCACCCGCGCGCCGAACTACAACTATTGGGGACTTATGGGCAAAACTGGATTACAGAAGTTCTCAAATATGGGACAAGGTATTCAAGCGATAGATAGTTTTTTAACCAAGGCCGAGAATAATGGGCGAACAACCGTAGAATCTTTCCGCGGTTGGTATTGCCAATCGGCCTGCACAAATTGGGAAAGCACCGTATTGAAAGTAAAAGCTCAGGTTGAAGCACTACCATAGCGGCGTGGCCGCCTAACTTTATAAAACCAAAACAAACAGGGTATCTCCCAGCAACAACAGGCTTTAATGGTAGCCTGTTTTTGCTTTACTCCCTATTTAGGGTTATAATATGCCTATGATTCCCGAAATAGAAAAAGAATTTTTGTTAGAAAGCAACGCCATTGAGGGCGTATTTGACCATACCAGCTTTTTACAAGCCCGCTATGCGTGGGAGTATTTAAAAAGTCAAAAGGAAATGTCCTCGCATGTTGTTTTAAAGACGCATAAAATTTTAATGCTCAAGCAACCTTTACAGCCTGATGAAAAAGGCTATTTTAGAAAAGTGCCTGTATATATCGGCGGCCACCAAGCATTAAACCATAGCGCGGTAAAAGAGCGTATGCATATTTGGTGTCTCAATGCTTTTATCCACCCGCAATATTGGAAAGAGCATCACGTTGAATATGAAAAAATCCACCCGTTTGTTGACGGCAACGGCCGCACGGGTAGAATGTTTATGAATTGGGAACGCTTAAAAGCTGGTCTCCCAATTTTGGTAATTAAGGCTGACGAACGCCACGAATATTATAAATGGTTTGCATAATATGGATCAATTAGCAACAACCGAAATAGAACCCGCTTACGAACCCGATTACGAGATAACGGATATAGTTTTTTCCGAGCCTTTTGTTTTGCTAAAACCGTTATCGGAAGGTCGTCCGCACTGGTGGAGCGATAGAGGAAAAGTCCTGCAACTTATTGACGCATTCAAAATGGACTTAACTATATCAGAAGCCTGTGTTAAAGCGGGAATTTCCGTAGACCAATATAAATATTTTTGTAAGATACATCCTTACTTTTCTACCGTAAAAGCTAGGTGTAAAAGTTTCGCTCCGATACTCGCTAAAGAGGGGCTTATAAGCGATTTGAAATCGCCTGATGGCGCGCGTTCCCGCCAATGGTATTTGGAACGCAGACAGCCGCATTTATATGGCCGTGATATAGGAGCATACACTCCGCCGCCGCCTGAAGCCGCCACTAAGGTAACGGCCGAGGCTTTCCTTGATAATGAGGGCAAGTTATTAGTTTCACGTCAAACAGCCGAAGTATTAAAACAAGAATATGGAGACGAGGACGATAGAGATAAAACAGAGTAAACTCGCCAATGTTTACGATATCTATAACCGCCACTTCCGCCTATTCGTGCGGGATATTTTAGGTTTGATTAATGAACCGTTCCACGATGAACTGGACGATGAAATAAGCCAGAAGTTTGATGCCGAAAGCCCCACCTATAAAATGGTTAAGCGGTTTTTTGCCGTATTTACCTACCCGCGCGACCACGGCAAGAGCAAACATCTATCGGTAGCCTACCCGCTTTGGCGTATGGCAAAAGACCATAATGTTAGGATATTGTCAATCTCAAGGACTGGTGCGGTTGCCGAGTCCTTTTTATCTGAAATCGTTTCAAACATTGAACGTAACGAGCTTTATAAAGAATGGGCGGAAAATATAGACCCTATGCGTGAAGGCGTGGTGCCGCGCATGAAACCAACCCGCAAGCAGACTGAAGATTGGAGTGGAAAGTCCATTACTATTGAGCGCGAGGACATCGGCTCGAAAGACCCGACAATTTGGGCAACAGGTTTGTTTGGCCAAATATTAGCCCGCCGTGCGGACGTAATTATTCTTGACGACGTGGTTGACCAGCAAAATAGTATGACCGAGCTTCAGCGCAAAAAGGTTATTGACTGGATAGAGACAACCGTTTTGCCTGTATTAGTGCCAGGCGGCACGCTTATATATCTTGGCAATACGTGGCACCAAGACGACGTTGTTTCTAAGTTTATGACTGACCCGCGCTTTGTGGTGCAGAAACGGCAGGGTGCGATAATCCACGAGGCCGACCGCCAAGACCTTTGGCAGAAGTGGGGGAGTATTATGTTAAACATTACCGTGCCGCCAAAGGAAAGGTTTAAGGCCGCGGACGAATACTACCAGCAGAACCAAGCCGACATGGACGCTGGCTCACAAGTGCTTTGGAAAGAGCGCTATCCCTATTCGCGTTTGTATTTGGAGCGATTACTCAACCCTTACGTCTTTGCGCGCATGTATCAGTGCGACCCGAGCAATAGGCCTGACCAAGTTATCAAGGACGAATGGATTGAGGCGGCTATGAAAAAGGGTAAACATTTACGCTTTCAGGACACGCCGCACGAAAAAAACTTTTTGGAAGTATCGGCGGCTGGTATGGACTTGGCTATCAGCCTTGAAGAGGCGGCAGATGATACCGCACTTATTTATCTTGACCTTGTTAGGCAGGGCTATGACGGCGTAGAGGACGGGGATTATATTATCCGCCAAATCCACCGCGGGAAGTTTACGCCTAATGAACAAAGGACTAAAGCCAAGATAGCTTGGATGAGCCACGGCATGGCCACCGTCCGCGTGGAATCCGTGGGCTATCAGGCCTCATTAACCATTGACCTTAAAAATGAGGGCGTGCCAGTTACGGCTTACCATACGGGCGGGGAGAAGTTTGACCCTGAAATCGGTATCAACAGCTTGGCCGTGGCTATGGAATTGGGGCAGGTAGTAATCCCCAGTGACCCGACAGACCCGCGGACAATCATGTTGGCCAGCCAGTTGGCTAACGAAATGCGGGCGTTTCCTGACGGCCACACGGGAGACGCGCTAATGGCGCTATGGTTTGCATATTCCGAAATTCGTGCTTTAATGGGATCAAGGGTTGGTTTCCCCAAAGGCGGCTTAAGCTTTATCAAAGACTCCCCGCCTGTGCAAACCAAAGAGCAAAGAGTAGACTTAGAGAAAGTGGCCGACATTGAGGCTATTAAGATACAAGAGAAAGAGCGAAGCGGCTTTGACCGCATGGTGGGCGTATTCGGAGAAAAAAAATAGGTTATCCACAACTCCCGCCCTTGTGGTATTACCCTATCTAAGGCATAATATCTTTATGATGACAGCAATGGAAACCCAAATAAAAGAACGAGTATGTGACCAATGCAATGGTCACGGCACGCCGTATGTAGGCATGGTTTCTGCTTATGGTTCGGCCTACCGATACGGATACGAGGAGAGGTGTTCCAAGTGTTTAGGAACAGGCAGGATTAAGGAAGCAACCTTTAATCCCGCAATGCCGTCATTTGAAAAAAAGGTCGCTTCCGCTAAATATAGCGCGGAGGGTTTGAGTTTAAGAAAATTAACAATTTATTCTGCGCTGGCCTTACTTGCAAAAGTGGTCAACGACAGAGCAGGAGAAAAAGAAAATGGGATTAGAAAAGTTGGAAGCGAAGTTGGGTGAGATGCTAGACAAATTGGAAGATAAGCCGATTGAGTCTTTGCTGAAATTCTTAATCATTTATGTTGTTTTTAAGCAGTTGTTTAAAAATAAGAACAACAATCAGGGACAATAATATGTTCAATTCCTTCTTGATGTTAATCGGATTAGGAATTTATGAACTATTTAAATTCCTGAAACGGCAGGTTGTGTGGATACCGCTATTGGTTGTTATCTGGTTGGTGCGGCATTACGACTTAATTGAAAAGGCGCGGCCGCTGTTTAGGCAGTGCAATACAAGCGGTGGTAATGTAGTCCTCATAATCGGATGTGTGCTGGCGGGCATTGCCCTCGGCTCGTTGTTTACGGGAATTATTATGGCGAGCAGGGATCGCAGTAAAATACGCGCGGAATATCAACGCGCATACGAAGCACGACATTATTAAAAAATTGAAAGCCGCGGGGTTTCCTCTTGCGAAACCCCCTCTTTCAAAAAATAAAAATATATGAATGATTTAAAAGTAGCCAGACTTAGCGTCTTATTCTTTAGCGTTATCGCCATCTCATTATCGGTTTACGCTTTTTTCTTTGAGAAAGCTGACCCGCCGTGGTGCTTGGTGCTTAAAATTGTTGCCGCCTTTATTTTCGTTCTTGCTATGACGGCGATTTTTAAGGTATCAAGGAGCTTTGGCAAATGAAACTCGCAATTATATTTCCAACATTAAACCAGCAGGATTTGACCCACACGGCCGTGGATTGCGCTACCAGTAATTTAAACGCGCCGCGCGAGGTGATTGTGTTGGACAATAATTCCGAAGTTCCGTATGAGACGAGGGGTGAGATTCTAGTTTCGTTAGGTAAAAATATAGGCGTGTATCCAGCATTTTGGGAAGCATTAAAACATACCGATGCGGATATCCTCGCCTTTTTTCATACCGATTTATTGATTGCGGAAAAGGGCTGGGACGAGCGCATGATAAAACAATTTGAGGACAACCCTAAGCTGGGGCTAGTAGGCTTTATCGGATCAAACGAAATTGATTCTGGTGGCGGCCGCGGTTATGGCACGACCTCAAACTTTCAAGGCTTAACCACGGGACACCGCAATAAGCACGGGGTAGACAAACAATGGATAGGCAGTCCCGCAAAGGCGCACGGCAGGTCAGACAGCGGGTTTAGCCCAGCGGCCGTGGTGGACGGTTGCGCTATGATATTTCGCCGTGCCGTATTGGAGCAAATTAAACAGCGAGAGAATTTCCCGCCGCACCATTTCTATGACCGATTGTTATCCAGCGAAACCCGCGAGGCTGGATGGACAATGGGCGTGCTGGGAATTGCTTGCGACCACATTAGCGGCCAAACCGTAAACCAAGAGCCAGCTTATAACGCTTTCGCCGAGCAATGGGCAACCACGCACGGCTTTGCCAAAGGCGATTTGCATAATTGGGATAGTGTGCTTTACAAAGAGGCCGAGCGCCAATGGTTGACCGAATACCGTGATGTTAAACATTTAGTCCCCTGCCATGTATGAAACCAAGACAACTGTTAAGGAAATGCAAACATTCAGGCAAACTTTGCTATGATAAAAAGGGCGCGCAAACTGTTATGAATAAGGACAGGACGAAACGCCTACTCGGAAAAATTTTAAGAATTTACTGGTGTAAGATGTGCAACTTTTGGCACCTAACCACCCAAGCCGTTTATGAGGAGAGAGTATGAACGATCCAAAGGGTTTAAAAAAATTAAGGAATAATTGGCCAGCCTGCGGGCGTATACCAAAGCACAAATGCAAAAACTGCAAATGCGTCAGGTATAATCCTTGCGGTTGCCAAAAGAAATAACTATGAAAACTATTGGCATGACTGGCAAGCACCATACCGAAGAAACTAAGAAAAAAATTAGTTTGAAAAATAGTGGAAAGGGCAATGGAAGGTATGGGGTTGCTTGGTCAAATAGTCAAAGAAAAGGAATATCCTACAGAACTCGTGATGAGAAGAATCCAGCATGGAAAGGCGGCACTGATAAATGGTTTAAGAAGCGTGTGCTTAAAAGGGATAACCATACTTGCCAAATATGCGGATTAAAAGATGATGAGATTATGGTTATGGATCATATAAAACCAAAATCTATTTACCCTGAATTACGACACGAGATTACTAATTTACAAACGCTTTGCCCTAATTGTCATGCCAGAAAAACAAATGCCGAAAAAAAGGAAATTATTAGAATTAAAAAAGCTAGAATAATTATATGAAAATTGCAATTTGCGCCCCATGCCATATACCGCCGACCAAGGACTGGATTTACGCTTTGGAACGTGAAGCCAAGTTAGGTAATGCCGATGTTTTTATTGTTGATGACAGCGATGGTAAATTAGGCGAATTGCCAGCCAGTTGGCGCGTATATGGCTATGCCAGTCAGGAAAAAGAGCTAGGCGAATTATATCCCGAATTTGCCAGCATGTTCCATAAGAGTTCGGCCTGTCGCGTATTCGGTCATATTGTGGCCTACCGCGAGGGCTATGATGTTATTATTGGACTGGACAGCGATTGTGTCGTGCCGTTCTTTTTTGTGCAATCACACCTTTCAACCCTCAATGCCAAAAAAGCCTATGGCTGGGCAAACCCGCTGGGCAGTTCAGGCTGGTATACCCGCGGCTATCCGTATTCCATGCGGGACTGGCGCGTGGTGGCGAACATGGGTATGTGGGAAAATGTCCTTGATCTTAATGGCAAGGACAGGAAAAAGGAAGAACCGAAACGCATTAACGTGGCTGGCTCAAATATCGCTCCCGCGCCGTTGCCGTTCTCTGGTATGAATTTTTCCATGCTCCGCGAGGCAATCCCAGGCTTTTTATTCCTACCGAATTTCAGATACCAAGAGGCGGACTTTCGCCGCATTGACGATGTTTGGGGCGGCTACATTTTCCAAATGCTAATGCGTAAGCGCCGCGAGGCCGTGCTTTACGGGCAACCGATTGTATTTCATGATACAATAGTTATAGCTGAGGAAGATGCGGCGGAAGAAAAAGCCATGTATGAATTTGAGGACAGGTTTTTAAGCGCCATAGACAATGCGATGAATTTCAACACTATGGTGGCGCCGCAGTTTATGTCCTATTATGATTTATATAATTTGTTTGTAGATAAGTTTCGTTCGGAGGCAGGAGCATTTGGCGCACTCGTCCCCGCAATGGACTGGTGGCTAAAAGCATTGAAACCAAAATGAAATTTGACATAATACTCACATCATGGAATCGGTTAGAATATTTAAAGCGGACGATAGCCTCGCTGATTAGTTCGGGTGCTTTTGAAGCGGCGGATAGATTTATCATTGTGGACAATGGCTCAACAGAGGAAGGCGTCCATGCCTTTTTGGAAGATTTGCGGCGCGAGCGCGGCGCTTTTTTAGTATTGCTCCCGCATAACCGCGGCTGGGGGACGGCGGTGAACGAAGCTCTTGGCTTATCCCGCGCTCCCTATTTGTTTGTTTCCAATAATGACGTTGACTATAATACGCCAGATTTTCATAAAAAAATGCTGGAGATTTTTGAGGCTAATAAAATCCAGTCCCAAAGCCCCAAAGAAATCGGCATATTGGGTGTATGGCGGCATACCTCGCACGGCTTTGTCAGGGGCGGCGTGCAAACAGCCTCATTCAGGGAAATGGACAACGTGCCTGCCGTGGGTTGGATGATGCCTAAGTCTGCTATGGAAAAGGTGGGTATGCTCCCCGAACATGGACCGTGCTTAACAAAGGGTGGCAACGGCGAGGACACCAGTTATGTTAACCGAATGAAAGAAGCGGGATACTTGGTCGGTGTCCCGAATGAAGATATTGCAATTCACGTTGACGGTTATTGATATGGCTAAATTTGGCTATGATGATGAATTGGAGGACGAACCCAATGCGGCAGACTTGCGCGCCATAGAGCAGGAATTGGAACAGGAAACTCTAATGGCCGACCTGAAAAACGATTACAACGACG